CGGAACTCGAACTCTCGGGGCTTGACTCGGCTCCCGTGTTCGCGGAGTCTGCTGGGCACAGTCGGACTCCATGAACATTCACCAGACTCTGGTAGGTTTTGATCAAATCGCTCATATGATCTCTCTCTTGACGGATTTGCCTCATGTCTGATAGAAGTACCTGATACGCCCGGATAAGGGTCCGAAGTTGTTCATTCTCGTCCAGAAGATCAGACTGTGTAGACATGAGGGTCTCTACGGTGTCCCGGAGTTTGTGTTCGTTGATCCTGAGGTACGTGTTCTCCAAGTCAAGGCTCGCACGTATAGAAATCGAATCCTTATATGGTTTAAACGCACTCATGCTCGCGTGCAGTTGTGGAGTCTACTGGGCACCGTCGAATTGTGAGGGGGGGTCATGAGGTTTTCAATCTAACAATAATTATGAATTATCTACACTACTATCTTCTATTTCATCGGGCACTTCACTCATACACCGTGAGTGTTCTGCCAGTTTTTGCACACATTTGATAGCCTTGAAGATCTTAGAGTACCTTAATACTTCATACGCGTCTGCATGCTCAAGTCCGTCTGCTACAGTCAAAATATCGGTACAAACTTCCAATATTACATCAAGCTTCTCATTGATAAATCGTATTTGACTACGATCGACACTCATGATACAACACGGACGCGGTTTGGTATGATCGTAGGGTTTAGGTGGAAGGCGTCGCGCAGTCTCCTTCGTGCGCGGCATTTTGTGAGGTCACCGAGTGGATTGTCGGACTAGTAGGTTTAGTTTTGTTTTGAAATTTCAAGTTTTTCTTTATACAAACAATCAAATACTTTCGATGTCCATGGGATTGTAATTAAAGTTTATTTGATTGGTATTTTTATTTACATTGTATAGGACTTTCATACAGGTAGCTTTCAACCTCCTCGTCTAGGAAACTTTGAGAGAGTACATTGAATGATGACTCGTCATCGTGTTCTAATTCAAAGCCTATTGTGTGTGTTGGTGTATCTAGCCACTCGACGGTATGTGCGATGGATTCGGTATCTGTTTCCGCGATAGAGTCTTCGTCATCGTCAAATACCAATTGTCGTCTCACACACTTGATGGGTGAGAGCGTAAGGTCGATCACGTCGTATTCTTCTTGCATGCGTCGTGTTGTGGGGGGTCCTTAGGGTTTGGTATGGATAATCACACACACATTTTTTGAAATTTCAAATTTTAGTGAAGTAGTGAAAAAACTTCATGAAATTCTCACAACCATCTCCAAAAAAAGATCATCACCGAAAAATAATTTGAGTTTCATGTTGAATCTAGACAGTGAGGTGACGTTAGTTTTCCTTACGTGAATGACGGTAGACAGTTTACTGTTAAAGAAATGTAAAAAATACATTTTTCATTTTTTTGTTCCATGACCCATGAAGTTTTCCATGAAAACTCGAGTGAATTCATGAAACCATGTAGAAAAAAAGATCGTCAATTTTTTAGGACAAAAGTTTGTTAAATATGAGAGGCATCATGCATCTTCCATGACCCATGACTTCATGAACTTCATGAACTTCATGAAATTTTCACAACCATCTTGAAAAAAAGATCATCACCGAAAAATAATTTGAGTTTCATGTTGAATCTAGACAGTGAGGTCATGTTAGTTTTCCTTACGTGAATGACGATACACAATCCATTGTTAAAGAAAATTGAAATTACAATTTTTCATTTTCGTCCACGTGACACCCATGCATGTTGGACTTGACTACAAACCCCATCATTATGCGACGCAGTGTGAATGGTCGACGCGATGCTGAAGTTCTTGAGGAACATGTTCGCGGTGGACGACTCGGTCGATGGACACGCCGCGGAGGAATCGTTCGTGAAGATCATGAACATGCTTAAGCGATAAACATATCTTTTGTAATACAAGCAGCAGCGCGCGCACGCGAAAGCATGTTCACACCCCTACAGTATCTTACGTCCTTTTTTAGAAGTTGTTCGCCACCGATTCCACATAGTGAAGAGACGGAACTGGTAGAAGCCGTCAATGAAGTGGGAGAAATCATAATTCTCGAGATGCCGAGACCTCGGGACAAAAGAGTCTCAAGCTCATACCCCCTCTTTTTGGCGTCCGAATATCTTCTGTTTGAATCATAAATACGCGCGCGTCATGGAGAACGCGCTGACCGACCTCTCGAACCTCAGCCTCTTAGAGAGACATCGCCCGCCGAAGATCAAGATCCCGCCCGTGTCGATCCCTTCCTCGTCGTCGGCGCCCATGCATGACCCGGAGTACAGACGGCGCGCGCTCGTGCAGTACGTGTCCCATTTGAATGCCCGCATTCAAAATATTCGGTCAAAACTGCTGACCCTTCACCCGAAAGAGGTCGTCGACCGCGAATTCGTGACGGAGGCTGTCCTGGAGACCGCTGAAAAGTACGGACTCAAGCACATCCGCGTGCCGAGAGCGAAGGGCTTGGAAGAAGCGGGCGTGCCCGTGGGCGACCGACGCGCATTCTACCAGGCTCGTCTCCGCGAGCATAACGAGAAGGTTGCGTATACCAGGGCAGCTCTTGAGTTAGAACTCGAGGAGCTTCAGTTCACGCGAGAGCACGTGCTCACGGAAATGTCTTCTTACACCAAATCTCGTTGATGTTACCAAATGGGCTAAATTCAAATAAAAAGTGAATGAGTGCACCCGTGAAAACTAAAAGCCACTTGGTACTCACACCCGAATTTAGTTTGTCTAATGTTAAATACACTACAGCATTTATGATACCGACCACCAGCGCCTCGAACGCGACCATACCCACGGGTCTCATGTTTTGTTTGAATTAAGCTGGGATTTTTTTGTCTCAAACCCGACGAACCTCATTTCGACGCGCGCCGCGATTCGGACGACGTCATGCGCACCCTGGACATTCTTCGCGCCGCCACGAACAACGACGTCGTACACGTGATGTACGAGTCGGTCGAACGCGTCAAGTCAGAGCTCGATAGCGACACGTACTGTGAGATGATGAACGCCATGCTCGTCGTTCGAGAGCGTTTGCACGTAGCACCATTCATGGAACGGGTGAGACCACCCGAGGAGAGCGGACCCGTGATGTCGGAACACGATAGGGAGGAACGCATCGTGAACGCGATTCACATGAAGCACGCGATCGAACGTCAGATGAGTGTGTACAGGCGATCGCATAGAAACATATTGAGAACAATCGGAAAACTCGAAAGACAGCGTGTCGAGCCACTTAGATTTAGAGATGAGTCGCCAATAATAATAATGTAAAGCATGAAATATGTGGCATTCGATACCGAAACTACCGGTCGACCTTTGGAATTTGTTTCGCCGACGAAATTCAATCTCCACAACTACGAAGACGCCCGTCTTCTTTCGATTGCCGCCGTCGCATTCGAAGACGGGAAAGAAGTCGCCGCGATGTACAAGGTCGTCCGCCCCGACGGGTTCAAGGTTGGTGCAACAGAGATCCACGGCATCACGGAAGAAGAGGCGCACTCGAGTGGGGAGCCTTTTGCAGACGTGATGTCGGCGTTCACGTCGTTCGTGCGTATACACGGCGACGGACCCATGGTCGCACACAACAGCGCGTTCGACGAGAACGTGGTGAGTGCTGAATTCATTCGTCGAGGGTACGACACCGAGTTGGCGTGGTTCCGCTCGCGGACGTTCCTTTGCACGTTTCAGATTTGGAAAAAGCGCAATTTCTGTCGGACGGGTAAGTTGGTCAACTGTTACAAGGAATGCATCGGTGGCGAGTTCGACGCGCATCACGCGCTGTTCGACGCCCGAGCGTGTGGTGAATTATTTTGGTACATGCGGTCGAACCCGATTGAGCTGCCCGTGACGGACATCGGCGTGCCGATCGTACACATCAACGCATCGGACGTGGCGAGCGCGGTCGGGTGTGGGATCAAGGATCCACAAGAATTGGTGCGAGAGTTGTGGAAGAAACACGCGCCGCACACGTTCACGGACATGACTCGCACGCAAAAGGTGGAGACGATTGCCCAGACGCACAAACCCGTGCAGAGTCTGTTGCGAAAATTCACGAATCATCGAGCGATATCCGTGGACGATTTGAAGGACAAGATCGAAGAGGTCACCGCTGTGTGTGACACCGAAGAACTTCGACCGGTGAAGGATCACCTCACGAGTGAATTGAATAAGAATTTCGCTCGTCAGGATGTGGGTCGACCTAACTTTTACAACAAGAACATCTGCCAGATCGAGGGCACGCGATACCAATTGGTCGGTGTACCCGGTCAGGTGGTCGACGACACATTGATTCAAAAGAAGAAGCGCACGAAGAAAATGTTCAATCGTCTTGTTCCGTACGAGGAAGTGCAGTGTCGGGTGTATTTAGAACTGCTACGGGACACCGTACACACGTGTTGTCTCGTCGAGAACTTCAACGGGCGACAGTCCACGCAAGTCATCCACCGAGACGCGGTCAAGTGGTGTGAGATCCTCTCCGATCTCAAATATTTTTGTCGGTACTTTCACTCGCGTCTGTCGTCGGTTAAAAAATGAATCATATGTGATCACATGTTGAACCCGTCTTTGCGAGTCCCGAAAAAAGCCATCGCACAGATCGGTCGTAATGTCGTCACACACATCATGACCCCTCTCGCCATCATGTACACCGTGTTGTATGCATCAGAGTACGTGTATTACTCACAAAGATGTTCGAGGATAGATCGTATAGGGACCCCAATTTGCGAATACAGTCACAAATTATTCGTGAAAACGAGGTCTCTTATATATACATTTATCGACAATGGACTCACTACTGTGGGTGCTATAGCCCTAAGTAGATTCGTCAACCTGTCGTCGAATAAAAACGAATCTTCGCCTCAGGGGGTGACGAGGTCCGTTCACGCGTTCGGTCCGTCGCCGACGTCAGTGTCCGTCGACCCCTTGGGGTTGCCCCATTTCAAATGACAACGGTGCACGTACACCTCGAGGATCTCCCGGATACTGGTCCGTGTGGGCACTGTGGAGCGACCTGGTGTGATTCATGTAGAATATTCGCCGACAGGATACCGAATGACGACGTGGGCTTGAACGCCTTGAACACGCATAAGTGGCGATGTTACGGCGAGAGGAAGCAGCTCAAGATGGGAGGTGTGACGATTTCACGCAAGTATTACAAGTGTACAAAGTGCACGTCCTTCGGGTTACCGCGACGCGTGTGTCGCGATACGTACCCGAACAATAAAGTGAGATGGCATCCCATCAATGGGTCTATCCTAGCCTTTTGTAACTAAACCCTAAGGAAAAATATGTCTCATACGCGTCACGATGAATTTGAATTCAAATTTTCCCGCCAGAACGTCACACCATGACGGACCAACTCCCGTTGCAAGACATCATCAACGGCGTCGTCGCGGCGATCAAGCCGGAGATCGAGGCGTTGAAAGACGCGATTAACTCCTCTCGTCCAACACGCAAGCGGAAGGAAGGTCCGACGTGTAAGGGATTCACCGCCTCCGGAAAGCCATGCAGTAACGGCTGCGCGGAGGGCACGGAGTTTTGCCGCATGCATTCAATCGAGCGTCAAGAACGAAAGAAGAAGGTGCCGAGTGAGGAACCGGTCGTTAAGAACAAGCCGCCGAAAGAGAAGAAGATCCTTACCGAACACACGCATGCACCTCTTGAGACGGATACCGAATGTGTGCCATGCCAAGTCCATGGGGACGTCTTCACTGAAAGAGCCGTTGAAAATTTTAAAATCGAGGAGGGTCTCGACGAGAGACTTAAAGAAATTTTAGATTCGTGTCCTGAACTTATGAACGAGCCAGTCGATTAAGACTATCGCATTTCCGATGGTTGCGATTGTTTGTACAACGTCTTCTTTTTTGAATAACATATCCTAACATCATGCATGCAATTCTTTCACGCTAAAGGTTGCGAACGTCCCATGCGACCGCTCGAGCTTGTTCACGAGCTGCTCCGGCATGACTTGCGCTTTGACGGAGAAGAGACAGTACGATCCGAGTCGGTCGCCTATGTAGGTCTCGAGTTCAGCCCTGGACACGTCGCGACTGAGTTGAATGAGTGCATGCCCCGTTTGAATGCGCACATGCGTCGTGTAGTACCCGACCGCGGTCACGAATGATTCGCCTATCCTGGTTCCCCACGCGCACTCGAAAAGCGTGTCGTAGCACGATATGTCGTCTTCGAGGAAGAATGAGAGATGCCAGTCAGCGGAGCGCGCGTCGGGGTTGCGGTGGTGCATGTCGTGGGTAGGGTCACAGAATGACGTGTGGGCGGGAAAAATGGGTATGAGACTGTTTTTTCCATGTCTCACTGGTCCGAATGCACGACGTGCGACACATAAAGAGATTCGTGTTACATGTGATAAGACGCACCGATGATCACGATTTCGACGGAATATTTGCAACAGATGGACCAAAGTCCGCGCACGAAGTTCAAACGGGTGATCCGCAACAATATGCACTGGGCATGGATCGTTCCGTTCAGCGTCGTTGAGAATCTTCCGACGCTGCTCTCTGGGATGTTCGATCTTCTCCTCGACACGGTGACCCTCGGTCGACACTACCTGATGGCTGTTCGACACAGCGTCGAAAGCATGAACGACTTCCACACGGTCTATCGCGAAGATTCGTGCGACGGCGAGTACGAGACGGAGACGGACACCGAAGGATCCGTGTCGGGTGAGAGTCGGGTGAGCACTGGAAGTCGCATGTCGACGAGATCAAGTAGCAAAAAGAACATTTGATTACACTCCTAGGCAAAGCACCACGTCATGTATGCGCGAGTGTCGTTCAGTACAAAGATTCCAGACGTCGTCGTCCACGCGTGCCTTCGCGCGTTCATGGCGTCAGCGAGTGATACGTTCCCGCGATGTAATACACGTTTTCAAATCCAAGTGCCCTCAGTTTTTGCGATGCGAATCTTGCTCGCTGACCCGTATTGCAATACACGAGAACGCCATCGCGATTCAAATTGCGCACCGATGCTTCGGAGATTCTGTTCACGGGGATGTTTACTGCACCTGGGTAATGTCCCATGTTGAACTCGATGGATGTCCTCACGTCCACGATCGTGCGCACGCGTCTCGTGGCGATCAATTCTTTGGCGCGACGCGCGCTCACCAGTCCCGCGCCGAGCATGCCATAAAAGTACATGAGTACGGTCACGAGGACGAATGTCCATACCCAAAACATTTTGTTCACTTATACTAGTATGCGTACAATTTTACTCGACAAGAAGATCGACGAGTTGTGTGCGCTGCGTGCAAGGCAAAAGCAGCAGCAGACGCCACCCCCCTCGAACAGTTCGAGTCGCCCGATTCTGAGTTCGTTCGGGTACGGCGGACCGGCGACTGGGAACAGACCGACTGCGATTCGTATGCTGCCATCGGGTATGCGACGTGAGGCGTTGATTCGAGCGCACGAGGAAGGTGGATGGACGTACGGCGAACTCTTGGAGCGTCTGCGTTACATTCACAAGATTCAGCCGGCGACGCGCAGTCGAGTTCAAAATGATATCGAATTTATTATGAACAACCCTAGGCTATTCGGTCGACAGGTCAGGCGTCGAAGAAACTAAAATTATTTTGACCTCTTAATTGTAATGGTCGAACGACTCGTCTCGCCCGACGAGGTGCCTCGTCGCGTTCAGTACGTGAACATCGATTCGGAGTACTACCCGACGAATAACACGTTCACGGTCGACCTGAACGAACTTCACGTTGAAAATCTCAGCGAAGTGATCGGGATCAAGTGTGTGGAATTCTACATCACACAGATCGGTGACAACTCGAACACGGCGTCGAACACGGACGTCGCTAAATTCGTCGACGTGATCTCTGACGACATTCCATCCGTGGCACAGATCCACGACGCGAGAAATGGGATGATCTTCATGCGAGTGCCGTTGGAACGACACTACAGTGGTTCGAATGGGATCGTCGTCCGCGATAAGCAGTGGAAACCCCATCCGCGCGTACAGAATTTCTTCATGCCCACCGCGCTGCGTCAGCTGCGATTCAAGGTGTACGAGTTCCAAGACGACGGCGACTATCGCTTGCTTCAGCCGGACGCGCGATTCCACATGATTTTGGAAATCACCACGCAGGACCACAGGCAAAAGCCCAAGAGCAAGGAAGCGCAGATCCTCAACGCGCTCGAACGACTCAACGTCAAGATCGACGAACTGAACTCCAACGTGCGACGTCTCCCCGACAAACCCACACACAAGGGCAAGCGACCGGCGACCACACTCTACGCCGTCGTCGCAGCCATGGTCCTGGCGTTCATCGCGTGGGTCAATTACGGGCGATTACGTCCACACGTGTGATTCTCCGGTAAGCGACAGTATTGGCACATCGTTCGATCACACGACTGGCACGTGAACGCGGTCATCGCCGGAAACTCTCTCGCACAAATGGGGCACGTAAACTTCTGAGGTTGCGGCATGATGGTGTGATGTACCATGAATGAAGATAATATTAAAGCATACGAGCATCAAATATACATGGCGCTCCTCGTGAGATGCAGCTCGTACCCATCGATTAAACAAAAACTCAAACTCAAGACCGGTCGTGTTGGGACGGTGTTGAGTATGTACTACGCGACCTTGGGCACGGAACCCGCGGTGTCGTCCGTGCTCGGCACGTTCACCGCCCTCGCGTACGTCCACGGTCTGTCCACGCACGTCGATGACATCGAGTCGTCACCGTTTCAGAAACACCTCCTACTTCCCATTGGGTGTGGCGTTTTCGAAGCGATGTGGAATGATTCACACACGTGGCATTTCGACTACGGAGTCACGCTGGCGTGTTTCCTCTCCTATCAGATTGCCCTGTTCTGGATGATGTTAGATGAATTATTTACGCAGTCGTCGTAGCACTCTTCTTGGAGGTGGACGCGGCGGACGACTTCTTCAGCGTCGCGGTGGTCTTTTTGGGCGGGGACGCGACCGGCTCGGCGACCGAAACGCACTTGCACTGACACGTACCTGCCGGTCCAGCGGGTCCAACCGGACCAGGGACACCGGCATCACCTTTCGGTCCCTTCGGTCCGGGTTGAGTCGCCGCACCAGGACCTTCACCGATCAATTCGACCATCTTGAGGAGGGTGTTGTAGAGGGTGGTCTTGTCCACGCGGCTTCGAGCCATTTCCTGTTCGAGTTCTTCCTTGAGGGAGTCCATCTTGTAGTGTATAATATAAAGGAAAGAATTTAATACAAAGCATGATCGACGCATTCATCGGACCCACCCTGCGCTCCGGTATCGGGCAGCACTGTCGCAAGTACTGTGAAGTCTTTCCAGATGCGACATACTACTCGTACAGCGACTCGCCCATGGCGTTGCCAAAGTGCGAACGCGCGCTCATCTTCCTGATACCGGCTGGTCCATTTGAGAACATCATCAAATACTGCAAGACTCAGGTGAAACGCCTCGAACTGTATACCGTGTGCGAGACCGAAACCGTGCACCCGGACTATGGGAAAATGTTTGCACACTTCGATCGGTGCGCAGTGCCGAGCGAGTTCTGTCGAGACGTCTTCTCGAGACAGTTCCCGGACACGGAATTCTACGTCCTTCCCGTGCACATTCCTCAACGCCCGTACGTGTTCTACCACATAGGGAACGTCAAGGATGAACACCGGAAGAATTTCCTCGAGATCCTTCGGGCGTTCATTGAGCTAAATTTGGAGTTTCCAGATACGAAATTGCTCGTAAAAGCGACGTGCAACCAAGACGTCACGATCAAGCACAAACACGTCGAGGTCATCAACGGCGTGTTGAGCGATGGAAAGATTGACATGATTCACGATTCCGGTGATTGTTATGTGAATTTCAGTAACAGCGAAGGCGCTGGCATGGGTGCGATCGAGGCGGCAGTTCGCGACAAACCGGTCATCATCACGGATTTCGGTGCCCCGAAGGAGTACATAAAAACCCCATACCTGATCGAATGTGACACGCAGGAGATTCAACACGACGATTTCTTGTTCCTCAAGGGTATGGTCTGGGGTAAACCCAATCCAACGCAGCTGAGAGCGTTCATGCGAGACGCCTACCTGAAACGCTTGAGGTACATGGATCATTCACACACGAAGCACATGGTGTCCATGGAGAGCATCTCACATGAGTTCGTTACGCGCGTATTCGGTGGCGAGAGTGATAAGACCAATGAAGATAGCGCCTGACATCATCTGATCGCGTTGGGCGAGAATGTGCATGACGAGCTCGTCAATCACCTTCACCCCCGTTGGCTTCTTCGCGATTTTGGGAACCAACGCCATGACGACCAAGTAGATGGCCATCGCGAGAATGACCGGTCGAAGTTGCTCTTGATCTAAGAACATTGTGTTGTATGTAGTATTACAATCAGTTCATATTTTTTTCGTCGTGAGTTGATCACGTTTCGCCTTCATTCGAGCGTAGGACTCTCGCACCCGAATCACCGCCTTTTCAAACTTGCGTCGTCGTTCTTCCATTTGTTTAACATCGTCGATATTCATGATTGTATTTATGCCTCGCCTCCTATCGCTGCGAGGTATAAGTCAACTTTTCCTTTAACGGTCGGGCACATTTCATGAACTTTTTTCGTGACTGCATCCTGCGACGCCATGATGTGTCGCCTAAACTTCTTGACGTCGATGCCCGTCGCGTTATGGATTTCGTCTTCGCTCGCGATGTCGCGAAGGGCGTAGAAATAGGCGGCGCTGTAGTTCGCGTGAAGAAGTGCGATGATCGGACTCTCGTCTTGCAACGCCGCGGTGCTGTAGCGAGCCGCCTGTCTGATCAAGGTCTCGATCTCCTTGCGTCTGTTCCTGCGCCCATTCTGGGACATGAGAAAGGCTACACATGCGATGAGTAAGAGGTACTGGAACATCGGTTACATTACACAGATAAATTTCTGTAGTGTCTAGAGACGACGGGGTCATCGATTTCTATCGGTTCGTACTCTTGAAGCGCCATCCTCGCGCGTCGACCGTTCTTATTCTTATCGAGCTTGTCTACGGAATGCATGTAGAACACCGCGGTGCTCGGGGCGTAGCCTCGACGTCGCATCAACCACCACACATGATTCACGCGTGATCGGGTCTTCATCTTGAGACACGCCTCTTGACACGTCATGCGTGCGCGTTGTTTGGTGGGACCTATCGTTTTGATTGGTAGGTTGTTCACGAATCGGTCGTACAGACGAAGGCTCCTGTATCGGTGACCGTTGAAGTCGCCGAAAATGTGTCCCCGAACCACCTCGTGCACCGTCCCGCGGTCTTGGAGATCGACACCGCTGCTTTGGAGGTTACTCAGGTAGAGATTGATCGTCGACGGTTTGTAATTCTTTTCGCGAAGAACGGTCGCAAAGTTTTGGAGGTTGGTCGCGATCGCCGCCATGATGTTCGTTACTTACTATTCGTTCTCGACATCTCTTTAATTAAACACATCCCCCGTGGTCTAGGTAAGAAAATGATATACGTGCAGTGGAGAAAAACGTGTTACCTGTGTCAGTGTCCACTCGATGTGGAAGTCGATTTCGATTTCGACGACGATGAGCACTTATGGAAGTTATGTATGGAGTTTGTACCGGGTGAAGAGCGATTCCTCAAAAATAAGCTTTACTATAAGAAATTAGGCGGGCACGTGTACCCCACGTGTAAATCGTGTTTCAATCTCAAGTTGGTGTGTAATCCGGCTATTATACGAGACATAGAGGTCGGTGTGTTGAGACGTAAACGTCCCCAACCCGAAGGATACACGAAAGCCGAGCTCGGCGAGTGGGTGCACATGTGCGAACGCTTCATTCACGGACTGCGATCGTCCGACAACTTTCGTCGTGGTCGATCATGAAGGAAACCGTGCGAAAACTCGATCACATCGAACACATCCTGCTTCGACCGGACACGTACGTGGGTTCGACGTCCAAGGTCACCGAAGAGGCGTGGGTCGTGAACGCCGAGGGCACCTCCCTGGACAGACAGGTTTTGACGTACAGTCCCGCGTTGCTGAAGATCTTCGATGAGTTGCTCGTGAACGCGATCGATCGAAACGCGCTGCACCCGAAAGACGTCAACACGATCTCCGTGTCGGTCGACCACGACACGGGTGCCATCACGGTCGAGAACAACGGACCACTCGGCGGACTCGCGGTGGAGATGCACGAGGTACATGGCGTCTACAACCCAGAGTTAATTTTCGGACATTTGATGACCAGCACGAACTACGACGATTCCGTGAAGAGAATCGTCGGTGGAAGGAACGGGTACGGGGCGAAACTGTGTAACGTGTACTCGAGGCAATTTTCCATCAAAGTCAAGGATCACGTGAACAGGAAGACGTACAACCAACACTGGACCGAAAACATGAGACAATGCATGGTGCCGACCATTCGAAGCTTTTCCGGGGCGACGTCATCGGTGTCGGTCACATTCATTCCCGACTGGACTCGATTCGGGATGTCAGGTCTCGACGCGGACTTTGTGAAGATCGTGCAGAAGAGGTGTTGGGACGCCGCCGTGTGCACGACCGCCAGTTGCAAACTCAAATGGCAAGGAGAAAAGCTCGAACGTTTGAATCTGCAAAAGTATGCGGCGATGCACGGGGTCGAGAAAGTGTGCACGATGGACACGGAACGATGGTCGGTCACCGTCGGTCCGAGCGCGGACGGCTTTCAGCAGGTGAGTTTTGTGAATGGAATCTGCACCACGAACGGTGGTTCGCACGTCGACCACGTGGTCGCCGTCATCGCGCAAGGCATACTCGAAGAGATGAAAACCAAGATTCAACTCAAACCCACGCAAGTGAAGAATTGTCTGCACGTGTTCGTGCGAGCGACGTTGGAGAATCCGAGCTTCAGCAGTCAGGTGAAGAGTGAATGCACGAGCAAGGTGGCTGATTTTGGATCTCGCTTCGAGCCGACCACGAAGACTTTTTTCAAAAACGTCCTCAAGACCGGCGTCGCCGACGAGCTCACCGCGTTGTCTCGGTTCAAGGACATGAGGGCGTTACAGAAGACGGATGGGTCGGCGAAGAAGAGTCGGATATCGGGCATACCCAAACTCGACGACGCGAATCGAGCGGGCACGAAGGACTCGCACAAGTGCTGTCTCATCCTCACCGAAGGCGACTCGGCGAAGAGTTTCGCCATCGCGGGGTTGTCCGTGACCGGTCGAGATCACTACGGGGTGTTCCCTCTGCGAGGTAAGTTCAGAAACGTTCGCGACGCGTCCGTGTCCATGCTCGAGAAAAACGAAGAGTTTGCGTGCATCAAGAAAATAGTCGGTCTGCAGCAGGGGAAGGTGTACACGGATCTTCGAGATCTGCGGTACGGACGACTCTTGATTCTCACCGACGCCGATCACGACGGATCACACATAAAAGCACTGTTGGTGAACATGATCGAGTGCTACTGGCCATCGCTGTTGAAATTGGGATTCGTGTGGAGCATGGTGACGCCGATCAAAAAAGCGTGGAAGGGGAAAGACATCAAGACGTTCTTCAACGAGATCACGTATCAAGACTGGGAGAAGACCAAGACCGGTCAGTGGAACATAAAGCATTACAAGGGCTTGGGGACGTCGTCCACCCAAGAGGCGAAGGAATACTTTCGAGAGATTGATCGACTGTCGATCCGATTCAACTTTGACGCCGACGCCTCGAACTCGCTCGCGCTCGCGTTCGATAAGAAATTGGCGGATCAGCGCAAGGTGTTCATCCAGGTCAACACCGCGACGCCACCGACGCCGCTCCCATACGGCAACATGCAGACGGTCGATGTCACGGAATTCATACACAGGGATTTCGTGAACTTTTCGATCGCCGACTTGAAACGATCGGTGCCGAGTCTCATGGACGGTCTCAAACCGAGTCAGCGCAAGGTGCTTCACGCGTGCTTCCTTCGAAATCTGAATTCGGACATGAAGGTGGCGCAGCTCGCGGCGTACGTGTCCGAAGCCACGGCGTACCATCACGGCGAACAGTCTTTGGCGGAGACCATCGTGTCCATGGCACAGGATTACGTCGGGTCGAACAACATCAATCTCTTGATGCCGTCCGGACAATTCGGAAGCCGTCTCATGGGAGGGAAGGATGCGAGTCAGACGAGATATATCTACACCCGACTGAACCCGATGACGCGGAAGATTTTCGATAAACGCGACGACGACGTGCTCACTCCGATGTTCGACGACGGTAAATCGGTCGAGCCGGAATTCTTCGCACCCATCCTCCCGACGGTATTGGTGAACGGCGCTCGAGGCGTGGGCACGGGGTATTCGTGTGAGATCCCATCATTCGATCCAACACAAATCCGAGACAACATCCTTCGCGCGCTGAGTGGTCACTCCATCCAAGAGCTCGTTCCATTCTTTCGAGGATTCAAGGGTCGCGTGTTCAAGAGTGGAGAGCACACGTGGATGACCGAGGGAATCTGGAAAGACGGTCGGGTGTTGGAACTTCCACCGGGTGTCTGGACGCAAAAATTCAAGGAAAGTCTCGATGCGATGATCGACGATAAGACGATCACGAGTTACACCAACAACAGCTCGACCGATGACGTTCTTTTCACGATTCACGGGTACGCCGGTTCCGACCCATACACCGATTTCGGTCTTCGAAAATCCTTCGCCGTCAGCAACATGCACCTGTTCCACCCAGACACGGGAATCAAAAAGTTCGCCACACCCGAGGACATTCTGGTGGATTTCATGAAGACTCGACTTAAATTTTACAAGTCGCGCAAGGATCACATGGTGAAATCGATGCGTCGGGAGTCGCGAATGTTGGAATGCAAATCCGTCTTCATGAAGATGGTGCTCAATCGCGAGCTCGAGGTGTTGGGTCGAAAGAAGGCGCTGATCGTTCAGGATTTACAGCACCACCAATTCCCAACGGTCGACAGCTCGTACGATTACCTGATGAAGGTGACGCTGAATCAGTGCACGGAAGAAGCCGTCGTCGATCTCGTGAAATCGTCGGAGCAGATGAAGAAGGATCTGTACGCGCTGGAGAACACCGAACCCGTAGACATGTGGAAATCGGATCTTAAAAATTTGTAGCAAAAAATAATATAATACGTATATAAGAATGGGTTTTAAACGACTTAGTGGAGGAAATATAAGAGATGCAGTAAAAAAGCCGTGTACGAATAAGAGAAAACTTTCTAAATTTTTTAAAAACACGCCAGAGGCTGACTATGGACTTTATACTCCAGAGGATCCACGTAATTTGTGTACGGATGAATTACTGTCATCCGACGAAATAAAAAAACACAAAGAAAACTTTTGTAGTTTAAAACCGGGGCATCCAGTGTGTCCGACCACACCCACACCCACACCCTCACCCACACCCTCACCCAGATCGACATCTACATCCACCAAACCCTCAAGTCCGACACCAAGTTCATCTCAAAATGGTTTTGTAATGTTATTATGTTCAGGAATTACATGTCTTTCATGTATCATGATTGTAGTCATAATGGTTATGATGAACAAACGATCAAATTAAATGGATGACAGCACACTTCGGATTTTGAAAGTATGTGTATAAAAATTTGTAACGTAACACTAGGAATGAGTGGTGGCGAAGCTGCGAAAATAGCACTCAAAGCCATCGGGGCACAGGACGCGTCCCTGTTGAGCGATGAACCCACAGACTCGCTTTTCCATTACGCGGGTAAACAGCACTCCCAATTTCTAAAGTACCATCGGTCGAAGAATATCAAGAAACCCGGGACCGCACAACCCAATTGGCCGTTCGGGGATAAGACGATCGTGACGTTCGAGCCTCAGAGCATGGGTGATCTTTTATCAAACATGTGGGTGAGCTTCAAGCTACCCGCGTTACCGAACGGCAAATACTGTGATCAAATCGGACGACACATGTTTCGCAAAGTCACGATGCGCGTGGACGAACAGATTGTTGAGATTTTTCACAGCGATTGGGCCATCATCTACGACGAACTGTATCAAGAGATTTCCGAGAAAGTCGCGGCGCGATTCCTCACCAACCGATCCCTGGCGTACGACAGTTCGGAGTTGAACACGGAGATAAACTCCTACGCGACGCAGGTGATCGTGCCCTTGAATTTCTTTTTCAGTCGGCGGTACGCGAGCGACGAGCACTCGATCATCGAACCGAACCGCCCGTTCTTCCCCACGTGTGCCATACACAAACAAAAGATTGAATTCGAGTTCGAATGGTACCCACAAACCTTTTTCACGGACACCACGGGCACGGTGACCCTGTCGGAATTCGACATCATCACGGAAGAAATCACGCTCACGTCCGAGGAGCGTATGTATTTCATGCGCGAGCGCCAAACGATCGTCACGTCAGTGGCGAAGAAACATCCAGTGGTGCAGAGCGAAGTCGGAAAACCATTCGTAAAGAACGAACTCGTCCCGAACGGTCCCGTGAAAGCCATGCACTGGTTTTTTCGAAACAGTGCGTTCGAAAAAGAAAACCTCGTCAAGGAGGCGGGCGAGACCGAGGAAGGAAAGTATTACATTCACAACCGGTTCAACTTTTCGTCAAACCTCAACTACGACGAGATCTACTCGTTCTTCGCACCGATCATGGACACCGCTAAATTCTACATTCAAGGCAACGCCTTACCGAACTCGACGAGCACGAATCACCTGTTCTACAAGTGGCTCATGCCGAAGCACAAGTATCTGTCGCGTCCAATCAGGAATCTGTACACGTACGCGTTCGCGACGTACCCGAGTAATTCGCAACCGAGCGGCTATCTGGATTTTGAAAAATTGCAGGGGAGCAAAACAAAGATTGAGTGTACGTTGGAAAATTCTGCTTACATATACAGTCTACACCTGTACTACACGTCGATCGAGGTGTTTCTGTTCGAGGGTGGGAAGATGGAAATCGTCGGCGCCCGTGGCACGCGCGAGTCCCTCACAAACAAGAACATCATTCAGAAATCTATCGAGGAGATTCCGAACAACCTCGGACCCCTCAAACCTAGAAAACTAAACAAGGTTGATCATTTCTTGAACAACGTTAAGCGATTCGTCTCCATGTAATCCAAAAGTTTCGTTCGAATCACCCATCTCAAAAAGTTGAGTTGTGCCACGGTCGTGCTAATTTCCTCCCCAGTCCCAGGTACTTTATACGCAATCTTGCTACTTCTCGCGAACGGGTCGAAGAACGCCTTACTGAAACCGTCCAGACTCGACTTGTACGCCGAGTGCACGACGAATGGCTTGCCATCGATGTCGTAGTGTGTGTGATTTTTGCGCGAGTAATTCGTGATGAACCATTCGATGTTCCGAAGGCTGATGTGACTCTTCTTTTGGAGGATCGAAAGCAGCTTTTCGCGATGTATCGGGTTCGAATAGAACTGGTCGATGCTGGTCAACAAAATGTCAGATTTACTCATGTTACTTACAAATCTAACGTCTTAAAACTTTAATAGGGGGATCGGTGATATCTTTCACCGCGCGTCGCTCCTCTTTCTCAACCTGTTCGATGAGATCCTTGATGGAGGTGGCGTCGTACGACTTTCGGAGAGCGTTCATTGGTGTGGTTCGGTGCGTCGTAGTGTGACGCCATCGACGATTCGGGCGCGTTCGTGTATCGTCACGTGAAAATGAAATTTCAGTTTTTTTCAGGCGGTAGTATTATATACATGTCCGCTCTCGCGACAGAAGAAAAACGTTTCAAGGAATTCATGAACAAGAACCCGACCAAGGCACAGATCATCGCGCGCATCAAGAAGATTGCGGCGGGTAAGAGTGCGAAATCCGCGATGAAATTACAAATCATGAAATCGGGTCTTCGAAACTACCCAAATGGTAACGGTAACATAAGAAAGACGCTGTCGAACAACATGATGACACAGTCCGCGTCGAAGAACGTCGCGAAGACGGCGAACGCACCGACTGACGCGAACAAGAACGCGGCGAAGCGCGCTAAAGTGCTTCTCACCAAGATGGTCAATGGCAAGCGCGTCAAGAAAACGCGCGAGGAACTGCTCAAGAACATCCAGAATGCGAAGAGCGCCCCCACGCCCAAGCCCAAGCCCAAGCCCAAGCCCGCGGCGAACACGCCGGTCACCAGAAACAATCGAGCGGCGATGTGGGCGAAATCGATCAATCGCGCGAATTACCCGTTCATCAACATGAACACATTCAACAATGTTCGAAAAGATTACGTGAACCAGCTCAATAGATACACGAACACGATTGCGCGCGCGAAGAGTCGCTTGAATAACCTGGAAAACAATCAGCGCGCACAAGAGGGTGTCATCAACGCATTGAAGGTCAACAACGCGATCAAAAAGAGCCGTAACGAAATCGTGAACGAGTTGAACAGACTCGAGAAGAAACGGCTGGCTTCGATGAAACCAAACGGATCCTCCAACCTCATCAGTGCGTACAAGAACGCGAAGAAGCAATACGACAACGTGAAGGACAAGGACGCCCTTCTCGTGAGAACGATCAACGCCCCGTACACGTCCAAGACCCTCACGAACGCCGAACTCAAGTATTACATCAAGGAGTACAAGACCGCCGTGGCGAACTACACGACGAAACTGACGCGCGCCGAAAAGAAATATTTTTCGGGTGTTGACCTCAGTGGTAAAAATGATTCGGACTACGAATTGCCGAGCAATTACGACAGCGACGACGACGACGCGTACGTGGATGAACCCGATGATGACACCAACAGCAACGTGAACGGGGTCGAGTACAAGGAACGGGAACGACGCTTCATGGAAAACCGAATCAGGCAGCGATTCGGGGTCAACCCGACAACGGATCGGCGGTTCAAGATGGGTGTCAATACCAAGAACGATTACGACGGCGTCCTTCTCGTCGTGTCGAGATACCAAGGGAAGACCCTTCCTTCCCTCAAGGCGACGATGCTGTTTAAAAACACTCAATCGCGCGGCGACACTCCGCTCACCATGGCGATAAGAAAGCGCGACTTCCCCGTGAACCAGAAAGAAGTCGCGAGACGTCGCGCCGAAGTCATCATGAACAACATTCTCAACGGGTATTCTGGGTACGAGCCCAAAAACATCACACAACGGGAACGCAATCTCTTTTTCAACATTCGAAATCGCAGCAACAACAACTCGAAGAAGCGCGTGCTCACCGACGCACAAGTCTCAAAGGTTCTTCAAAAGTATAGTAAAAATTACAAGCAATTCTTGCGTCAACAAAAAACGAATTAGACTAGACTTTAATCACATTCACTGGACGTTCCGTCCGTATGATCGCTAATCCCATGCGAAGGATGTTCCTCGTCGTGTTACTCGCGACCACGACAGTGCTGTGATCGATGTGTGCGCGAGAGTTCGCCCTGTGCTTATTCAACACCGATCGCATACCCAACAGCCTTCGCAATGAGACATTTCGACACTGACGAATGTCGAACACGAAATTGATTTTATTAGAACCACACCGTTTCCACGAATCTGAGAAATACCTGTCGAGGTCGTCCGGTGTCGTGTAATCGGTGACACTGATTCGGACAGGGATGACGTGCATTATTATTAAAACGGGAATTGAAATTCGGCAAATCTCATCTGCCTCTGCTGATCCGCCACGCACGCCGCACACGTCGGTGAGAACGGGATGTCTGGACTATGCGTATGTGCGCTCTGAAGGATCACGGGCGTCGTGCACCTCCTCTGCTGGCAGTGCTTCGCACAATACCCCTCTATCGTCGCCTTGTTCTTACACCGCACCCCATCCCTCTTCAACCCCTGACACAACGGCTCCTTTTCAAGGATCGCGTTCAAATCCTTGTACAACTCCGACCTCGATATTCCATGTTTTCGAGAGATGATGTCTATGTAGACCGACAGTTTCTTCTCAACCTTTATGTCCACCTGATCCGTGATCAACTGTGCGACTTGATTAAGGACGCCATCCATGTGTTCTACTTATTCATGTTGGTGGCATAATTTTTAAATAGCGTGGAGATTGCATTTTTTTCCACGTCCGTGGGTTCGGTGCCTTGCTTCTTTTTTTCGCGCGCGGTTTTTGGTCTGTGTTGACCTCGGATTTCCCCGAAGATTTCACGCTTCGCGTCGCCCTCGACGAGCGGTTCGAGCAAATCCGACACCGGCGTCGAAAACTTGTTCTCAAAGTAGTGAAAGTAATCGATGGGTAGCTCGTGTTGCTCCACGTACGCGGGATCTTCACTCTTTTCGAACGCCTTCGCCCTCGGATTTTCCGAGCGCACGATGAGGTATTGCACTCGATCACCCGTCTGTGGTTCCGACCCGGGTCGTCGCTCCCGCATCTTTCGCATGACGGCGACGTGTGCCTGGTTGATGTGCAAACTTTTCAACTCATCCGTCACCGACACGGGCTCACCCTTGACCTTGTAACTTTCACTGAGCGTCTGACTCAGCATGAGTTCGGGGGTCGGCACCTCGCCCGTGAGCAGGCTGATCGCGCGCTCGCGCGCCAAATCGATCGCGGGTTGGGGGTCGGACGAGTTCAGGATCACGTCCAGGAGTTCTCGACACACGCCCCGACAGTGCTTGGTGGTGTCTCGACGAACCAACGACAGACCTTTGATGTCGATCTTTTTGAATTCAACCTTCCCGGATTTGCCCATCTCGTACATTTTCGCCGCGTACCGCTTCTTCGAGTAGAGTAAGAATGGGTGATAAATCTTCTCCAACTCCAGATCGTTCGGCGCTCGAAACAGTTTAGTCGCCCCCGCGGATGCCTGTTCACCCAAAGTCCACGAGTACTCGATGGCGTCCATGCCCGTTCGACCTTGACAGTCAAATTCCACCATGACAGAGTCCGTATCTCCGTACCTCACGACGGCCCCTGGAAAATGTGCCTCGACGTAATTCTTCGTGTCCTCGATCATGGACCGACCCTTGGTCGTGACGGTCGCCGCGAGCGCCATGCAACCCTTGAACACGCACGGAAGAATGCCAACACTCGTTCCGGTCGCGCCGTACACGGAGTTCATGCTAATTTTCATCGCCAACTGTTTACCATCGAACACCTGCTTCATGAACCCTTCGGCGCACGCCATTTGTTTCTTTGCAGACTTGCGAAATTCTTTGAGTTCCAAGAGAATGCTCGGAAGGATGGAGGGCACGTTTTGTGCGTATCGCAGCGTGACACCGGCGACGTTGAATTCGTCGTACTCCACGCCCGGAAGGTTGTCGTACGTGTCATCCATGACGAGCGTGCTGTAACATATGTTGTGTGCCATCATGATGCTCGGGTACAGTGACGCAAAGTCCAGGGCGGTGATTGGGTTCTTGTAATACGCCCCTTTCTGTGCATCGAGCACCGTGGCACCGACGTACGATCCCGGATCGTCCTTGGTTCGAATGGTCTTCACGAGGAATCCGAGTTCTTTCGCCTTCTTGCACACCTGACTGAACACCTTGATTTGCTGTCCACGTTCGCACAGGTACGACAGTGGCACCCAGCACGCTTTCGCCATCTCCAGAAGGTTGACGTCGAGACACAGTCGCTTGCATATGCGATGTGGGAGCACGGTGTCCTTGACGCAGTACTCGGCGACTTCGGACATTTCACCGGGATTTTGGCGTTCGAACCTGGCGAACATTTCTCTCGCCGGCATGTCGATCTTGGAATCATTCAGGTACACGAGAGACACGTTGTTCAGCGAATACGAATCGAGTTTGTAGTTCTTCTTGACTTCTTGGAACATGTCGTACACGAACCGCCCTGGCATCGGGAACAATTTTAACACGTTATCACCCAGGGCCGAACTGCTCAGTTTTTTCTCCACGATTTTGCTCGAGAACCCTCGACGTCGACCGAGATTGAAAAATTTTGAACAGTTGGTCATGAGAGCTCGGGTGTAGAGATAGTCCAAATCGAACCCGAAAATGTTCCATCCCGTGACGACGTCGACGTTCTTCTCGTGTATGTAATCCCTGAACGCCGCCAACATCCCAGCTTCGGTGGTGAAGCTCTCCGTGTGCACGCCCGCCACCGCATCGGTTTGTCCATAGCAGAAGATCGCCTCGTCGTATGGCGTGTCCGTGCCGATGTGACACAGTGTGACCCCGATTTGAAAGCACGCGTCTTCGCGAATCTGTGGGTTTGGAAATTTATGTGACTGACTGTACGCCTCGATGTCCACGCTCGCGATGACGAACGGCGCGACGTCGTCGCGTTGCACCGACTCGAGGTGTCGCCAATCATCCATCCACAGATCTATGTCCACGTGTGCGACGAAGGATGGATTTGTTCCTGTCTCAGCACGCGCCCATCCAGTGGCTTGAATATTTGTCTCGTGCATGAAACGTAAGACCGGGTCGAGGTTGGCTTCGAACGCCTCGACCTTCGGGAACTGGTCACGGATCTTCCAGTCCACCAGCCGACGAGCTCGGAGCGTCTGACAGTCCAGGCGCACGAATTTGGAAACCGCACCGTTCTGGAAGCCCCACATGTCTTTGCGATCGACGAATGCGTGTCCCACGAGGGCACCTTTACACTTCGACTCCAAGTTTCGAATGAACACGTGTGCGTCAGACGTCGACCAGTCGTTCGGGAACTTGATGAAGAAGTACGGTGTGTACGCCGTCGTGACACAGACGGATTTGCCATCGTCCGTCTTTCCATAGATCGATATCAGGTGCTTGTCGTCCTCGTCGCGATCGTCCCAGGCGATCACCTGGAAGGTCACCATGTGTGTGAAAGAATGACGCCTCTTTTTTTTATCTTATTAATAGTAATCAACATGAGTGCTTCGTTGGTCGACGTTATTTCTACGGGGGTACAGGATATACACTTGACCTCCAAACCTGAAATAAGTTACTGGCGCCAAGTGTACCGTAAATATACGAACTTTGCCGTGAACACCCAGAGAGTGGACTACATCGGCACCTTCGCGTCCTCGGCTGACATCGAGTGCGAGATCCCAGTGAAGGGTGACCTCTTGACGCACATTCACATCGAAGCCCCGCGCATCGGAACCGCAGGACAAAACTCGACGGGTCTGTTCTCGTCCAACGCCGCTCAGCGCCCGACGACGTTCGAGCTTTGGGTCGGTGGACAGATGATCTGCAGCCTCGATTCCCTCTACATCAACGGCGTGCACAACCTTCTCTACAACTCCACGGAAGCGAAGGCGTCCGGGGCGCAACTCACGGGCGAGACGCTCGAGAACGCGTACGGCGCGGAGTCTGGGTACGCCGATTGCTACACCATTCCGTTCTGGTTCAGTGACGACTGGACGAAAAGCCTTCCCCTGGTCTGCATGCAGTACACCTCGTTGAAACTTAAGATCAAGTGTCGCGATGGATTCACCCCGCGGGCGACGCCGAAGATTTATTGCACGTACGCGACGTTGGACACCGACGAACGCGCGTGGTTCACGAATAACGTGCATGAACTCTTGATCCGACAGGTGCAGTCGCAACTCTCGAGCCAAACGGAAACCGAGATCGATTTGTCCACTTTCAACCACCCAGTCATGGCGCTTCACGTCGCCAGCGGCGCGGGCACGGGTGGTCACTGGTCCGGGCAATACTCGTTCGACAAGTCCACGCTCTACATCAACGGTACGCCACTCTTCGAAGAGACGTCGAACGTGTTCCATCACACGACGGTGCCGCTCACGCATTGCACGGTGCTCCCGATGCAGGCGCTCGACAACAGCCCGACGTTCACGTGGCCGTTCGCACTTTACTTGAACAAGTCCAGTCCGTCGGGGAGTTTGAACTACTCTCGACTCGACAACTCCAAGCTCCAAATTTACAATCCACACGGGAACGGAAACACCCAACATCGCATCTACGCGGTGAACTGGAACATCCTCAAAATCAAGGACGGTCTCGCCGGTGTTTTGTACGGATCGTAAATCCACCTCGCGCGTGCACTCACTTTTCTCATATTTTTACAAATGCGTGTTTGTAAAAATGTGATGACGACGAATCGTATGTGATTTGATTTTGTTTTAGTTCAAGTTGTTCACCGTGGATCGTCGGGTTCGGCGACCGATGACATTTTGCGCCGCGATGTTGGCGTTCGCGGAGCGTCGCTTCTTCGTCGGCTTGTTCGCCGCCGGCGCGACGTTCTTGACGGCGTTCTTGACGGCGTTCTTGACGGCGTCCATCGCCTTCTTTTCGCGCTTTTGCACGACGATGTACTTGGCGCGGAGGTTCTTCGCGCTCATTTTCGCAGCGTTGATGAGTGCGCGGTCCTTTTGGTTGCGCGTGAGGCTGCGTCGCTTCTTGATCAAGCTGAGAACAGCGTTGAGTCTGTTGGCTTCCTTTTGAAGAGACTTGTTCGCCTTTTCGAGGAGCTTTTCGGCGGTCGCCGGTCGCATGACGCCCTTGTTGGCGCGGACCTTGCGCGGCACACCCTTCGCCTTCGGGATGGCACCCTTAATGGCGATGGTATTGCGTCCTCGCTTGTTGAGGGCGCGTCCGATGCGCTTCGCCTCGGCGTTGAGCTTCTTCGCAGCCTTCGCCTCGACCGCCTTGGCGATCTTCATCGCCTTCATGGCATTCTTGTTAGCCTTGGCGGCGTTTTTCGCCGCCTGAGCGAGCTTTCGCTTTTCGATCGTCGCCGGTCGGATCACGCCCTTGTTGGCACGGACCTTGCGCGGTCCACCCTTCGCCTTCGGGACGGCGCGCTTGAGCGCGCTGAAGCGTCCTCGCTTGTTGAGGACTTGTCCGATGCGCTTCGCCTCGGCGTTGAGCTTCTTCGTAGCCTTCGCCTCGACCGCCTTGGCGATCTTCATCGCCTTCATGGCATTCTTGTTAGCCTTGGCGGCGTTTTTCGCCGCCTGGGCGAGCTTGCGCTTTTCGATCGTCGCCGGTCGCGGACCACGCGTGACGCCCTTGTTGGATCGGACCTTGCGAGGTCCGCCCGTCGCCTTCGGGACGGCACCCTTAACGGCGATGGTACCACGTCCTCGCTTATTGAGGACTTGTCCGATGCGCCTCGCCTTCATGTTGGCGATGCGCTCGCGGTTTTGAATCCCGCGGACGAGCGCTTGGATCTTGGTCGCCGCAATGCTCGGCGCCATGTTGGACGCGTTGATTCGCTTGGATCGTCTGGTTTGAACGGCCATGGTGGTTTTGTGTTATGAACTATAGAGAGATTTTTTTTTACGACTCGACGTCTTCCTGTGATTAAAATCTCAGTACGTAGTACCACATGATCGTGATGATGGGTCCATCCCCCACCCCTGAACAAATGCCCATCGCTCAGGCGCAGGGTTTCCCGCTCTCACAGACGCAGATGATTGCGATCGCAATCATCGCCGTTGCATACTTCCAACGCGCCAATCTTGGACGCAACGGTCTCATGGCTGCCGCGGTGATCGCCGCCGGTCTCCTCTTGAATGAACGACGTCAAAAATCGTCGGGCTACTGCCCGGGTTGCCGCAAGTAAAAAACATCTTATTCAATATCATGATGCGCGCGGTTCGCTTGAACCCGAGTCCAATATCTACAAAGAAATGGCGCGTCACGCTCCACGACGGCACCACGGTCGACTTCGGTGCTCGTGGATACGATGACTACACCACACACAAAAACAGTCGACGCATGCGCAATTACGTCCGTCGTCACGGGGGTGTGATTTCCCGTGCACTCGAGCAGGAGACCGACGCGTCCAAGGTGCACTTTGGTATGCTGCGTGTCGACAGGAGCACGAGCGAGTCCTGGGGCACACGAGGCATCAAGACGCCAGGGTTCTGGTCTCGATGGCTCCTGTGGAGTCAGCCTAGCCTGAGCAAAGCGATCACGTTCGTGGAGAAGAAATTCAATCTACGCATCACTTGACCGAGTAGTGTCTGATGATCAAATCTCGATCGTCTCGCACGCGCTCGGTGTAATCGAACAACACCTTGGCGACGGTCACTTTGCGTCCCAAGTCGGTGACTTTACGCGCGACGGTCTCCGTGTCCGTGTCGATCACCTTTTCAATGTTTTGGAACAACTCCCTGAAATTTTCAAACCCGACGTCGGTCACGATTCGACCTTTGTTAATTTCATTGGCGAGATATCTCACCTTCTTGACGTACTCATCCGCCTTGTACGCTCGAATGTAATAGAGGTCCGTGCCGGGTAAGTACCCCAACGGCGCGGAAACGCTCACGACGAAACTCGCGAGGCACAGAAGGGTGATGACGACACCCGACATTCTTACCTATACTTCATAAATTTTAATCACCTCCTGAACACTCGGGTGACGCAAGATGTCACCGCTGTCCATGCGCACGACGTCAATGTGCGTCAGATCGAACCCCTCGACGCGGTAGAGGAGGTCGCTCAAGCCGTTGTCCGGACCGAGGTCGCTCTGGTCCGGGTCGCCCGTGATGATGAGTTTCGTGCCGTGTCCGACGCGTGTCAGTAACATCTTCATCTGCTCCTTCGTCGCGTTTTGCATCTCGTCCGCGATGAGCCACGTGTTCGTGAAGGTGCGTCCGCGCATGAATCCGAGTGGTTCAACCGCGAGGAAGCGCTCGATCGCCGTTCGCGAGTACGTGCTCTCGAAGACGTCGTACATGGGCATGGTGAACGGAAGCATCTTCTGTTCTAGGTCCCCTGGTAAATATCCCAAATCGCGATCGTCCGCTGGAACGATCGGGCGCGTGACGACGATGCGTCCTCGATTTGCACCGCCGACGAATGACAGCGCCTCGCGACACGCGAGCATGGTCTTACCACACCCGGCTGGACCGACGCCGATGACGATGGGTTTCGAAGATTGAAGGGCTAGGAGATATTTACACTGACCGGACGTTTGAGGGAAATGTGACATTAAAAGAAAATCACATATTAAAACTATAGAAAGGTATGCACACCTTCCATGCGATACAATTCAAGGTCACGAAGGGTTTCGTCACGATGACCGATCCTGATGACAAGCCGAGGATGTTGACGTTCAGGGACAAGGAGGTCGCGGAGAAATACGCCACGTACCTCGCACGGTTTCGACGCGCACACGGCTCGTTTCCAGCACTCGACCTCACGAAGAAGAACATTTTCATTCGAAGCAATAAGTCAAAAAAACCAATGTCCGAGGAAATCATCCGACGTCACATGAACATTGTCGACTTGTACGAGTCCGATCTCGACTCAATCGCATTGAAGTCGGGCATGTCATTCTTTTACGTACACACGTTCGTCTATTCCCCCACGAGCATGTTCGAATCGGTGTCGGTTCGTGGACAGAACATAGACGGCACCGAAGACACGGAACTTCTTCGACAACACCTCGAGATGCGATTAAAAATAAAATGAGCATGACATTCATGTGTGGCATCGTTTCTTTATTCGGGGAAGAGCGACATGTCCCTCAAGGACTCCTAACACACCGAGGTCCGGACGATTTCAAGTCCGTGACGTTAGGAAAGTGTAGGATCGATTATTACCGTCTCGCGATCAACGATTTAAGCGCGTTGGGTATGCAACCGTTCGAATACAAGAACACCGTCATGTTTGCGTGTAATGGTGAGATTTACAACTACAAAGATCTTCAGGTGGGTGAGGAGATGAGTTCGAGCGATTGCGAACCCGTGATGCACGTGATCCGTCTGCTCGGGGCGAAGAATGCGTTGGAGATGATTCGTGGAGATTTCGCATTCGTGTACACCGACGGGTCGCACGTCATCGCGGGGAGAGATCCAGTGGGCGTCCGTCCGCTGTTCTACACCCGGTACGCCGACGACTCCATCGCGTTCGCCTCGGAAGCAAAGGCGCTTCGGTTCCTGGCGACGCCCATTTGCGTGTTCCCACCCGGTCACTTTTACGATTCAACGATCGATGATTTCGTGTGTTACTACACCACACACTGGAGGATCAACGGATCCGACCGAGCGTTGAGATCCTGTGGGGTTGAACTACAAAAGACGCTCGAGGACGCGGTGAAGATTCGGCTGAGCATGAGCGACCGCCCCAAAGGATTCCTTCTGTCAGGGGGGTTGGACAGCAGTCTGGTGTGCGCGATCGCACAGAAAATGTCACACAGACCGATACGAACCTTCTCCATAGGTCTCCTAGGAAGCCCGGATCTCGAAGCCGCTCGCGTCGTCGCGGATTACATAGGAAGTAACCACACCGAGATACATTTCACGCTCGAAGAAGGGGTCGCCGCGATACCCGACGTGATTCGAACGACCGAGAGCTGGGACACGACCACGATTCGCGCGAGCGTACCAAACTACCTGCTGTGTAAGTACATAAGCGAAAACACGGACGTCAGATACATATTTAGTGGTGAGGGTAGCGATGAAATTTTGGGTGGATATTACTATTTCAAATACGCCCCGGACGTGAACGATTTCGCGATGGAGAACATGCGACGCCTGCGCCTCATTCACCAGTTCGACGGACTCCGCGCGGACAGGTGCGCCGGTCGATGGGGGTTGGATTTGGTCGTGCCGTTCTTGGACAAGAATTTCATCGAGGCGTGCATGATTATGCCACAAAAGCTGAAAATGACGACACTCGAAAAGGACGTGATTCGTCGCGCATTTCACGGTTACCTTCCGGATCTCGTGCTCTACCGAAAGAAAGACGCGTTTTCCGACGCCGTGGGCGCGGATTGGGTTCGGCGACTTCGAGATTTGGGCGATCTTATTTCGGACACGATGATGGACAACATTCGTCTCATGTGTCGCGGACACAACGAACCGAGGACGAAGGAAGAGGCGTTTTACAGGGAACAGTTTTGGTCAGAGTTTGGTTCGATGAACGATTCGCTCATTCGTGAGTACTGGCGACCTCGATGGACCACGGAGACAGATCCCAGCGCGCGTTTACTTATAGAAAACGATCGAGTGAAATAAAACATGACTGAACTGGTCAAGAAGTTCGACTGCAAAAACAAAGAACACGTGGAGTGGTTGAAACATTTCACGAACTCCATGGCGAAGGCGACGTCAGGGGACAAGGTGGACGTCGACATCGTGCGTGTCATGGAGATGAACCCACTGAAGGTTGCGGTCGAGATTCCGGCTATGCCATACATTCACTTTCAAGTCGCTATGAAATACACGACCGCGGTCCTCAACGGCGACGCATGGATACCGACGTAAAAAATAAATATATGAAATACATGATATACATGAATCGCTGGCTCGTCATCAGCGTCGTCCTCATTCTCGCCTTCTTCTGGTTCAGGCGCGGCGAACGATACAGCGTGCGCGACGATTGGAAAACCGATCGCATCGATTTCAACGTCGCCCGCCGTGTCTCCGGATTCTTCGACAAGTGCTCGCCCGAGAACCTCGAAGACTGCAAGCGCGGTCGCACGGGATTCGAAGGATTGCCCATCGCTTAAAGATGAGCACCGTTAGTGAACAGAGTGAGAGCACCATGCACGCCACGCGCGCGTACGTCGTGAAACAATTCGCAGAGATTCTCAATCTTTCCGAGGAAGACGTCACCATCGTCAATCTCGAAAAGAACATCCTCAACCACGCCGTCGAACGAGTCGCCGAAGATGCCGCGTCGTTCGAGAATGAATACTTTAGGACACTGTACAAATGCAAATTTCTGTCTGTCAAAAACACGCTGTTGAAGAACGATGGACTGAAAGCGAAGATTCAAAACAAGGTGATCAAGTCGTCGGACGTGATCAATCTCAAACCTTGGGAAGCGCTACCCGATGGACCCTACGCCGCGGCGCTCGAGGATCGCATGCACAAGGAGCTTCGCAAGGAATGGTTCGCAAACGAACAACGAAATCAGACAGGGTTCTTCAAGTGTCGGTGTGGGTCAAATAAGACGACGTACCAGCAGGCGCAGACGCGGTCGGCGGATGAACCCATGACCACGTTCGTGTCGTGCATGACGTGTGGTAAGAATTTCAAATGCTAGAAATGTTCGTAGGTCACCGTGTGTAGTGCGTGTCGAGTGTGTGTGAGATCGGTTGGCATGTCGCCGACGGACAGGATGAAATTATACCCAAGTTTCATCTTGAGTCGACCCTTGTCCTCTGGGTTACAAAATCCAAGGTCGTCGTATGGGATCCCAAACTCACCCAACTGCTCGACCGTGTAGTCTATGACTTCTTGTAATCTAGGACGCGCCGTTATTATGATGACCCTGTACCCGTGCGATTTCGCGTAAAGCAACACGTCGAGCATCGGTAAGATGACCAGTCCGTCGCTCGCTCGAATCAACGTGTCGTCGATGTCGAACATCACGGCATCGTTCTCGTGTACTGGTCGATACATGTCCAGATAGTACATTCCCCATTCCTTGAGCGCGTCCATTTAAAATAAGACGACATAATAATGGAATGCGAAGCGACTCAGGTTCGGAGACTACATCGAAGGATCTCTCGACTCGCACTGGGACTGTTCGTGCTGTGGAACTATATCGTGTACTATCGTGTCCAGTGTGCTACGAATACGTCGGAGTCACAACTCTCAGATGTGGACATGAATTATGTGTTCGATGCCTGAAACGCTGGTCGCGCAACTGCCCCACGTGTCGATCCGATGATCACATAGAATTCGTCGACGAAGATTTCGTGGATTCGTACGACGAAAACGCGAGGAAACTCCGCGCGCTGCCAAACGAGTACACGACCACTTTGGGTGTGTTCGCGTGTGCGTTGGACACGGGATTCGTCGTCATGTCTCGCGCGGCACGCGGTTAAAGAAAATATGAAATCTTAGTGTAATGGCACCCTACAGTCCGCCACTCAATACACATTACTCGGAGATGGATGTCTCAGACTACGACCCGGAGATGATGTACGATTTCATCGGTAAAAAGGGTCACCGTATGTATTGGCTGACGAGGTTTCTTGAACTCTCGTACCTGTGGTACGACGACGTTCGTAAAAAAATAGAAATCTGGGGACCATTCTACGCCCACGAGAACAAACAGAGCGAACACGTCATTCGGTGCGAACTCGACCATTACTTTAGGAATCACGTGTTGTAATGACGAAACCCCACTCGATCGGAACGAAATATTCGAGCGCGACACGCCACCCGTGCTCTTCCAATATCGCCATCAACTCTTCCGTGTCTTCAGACGGTCGCCCGTGTACGTACTCGTGACACTTCTGCATGTTCACCACGGGGTCTGACCACTTCACGGAAAGATACACGTCTCGAAACGCACTGACGACAAATCCTTTCTCTTCCAAGATTGTAGTGATCACCTCCATATGTACATGTCATGGGAAAAAAGGCTAAGAAACGGGCGCGAGGAGTCGTTTCAAAAAAACGCGTCGGAGGTACGCACCCACGAGGAATCCCACGACGTTCGTTACATTTTCACCCACGCTGTAATGCCACGTGTGCACCTGACTGTTTCGTATGCCCAACGCCCGATCGATGACGTTCTCGTGCTTGGGTTCGCCCGCGTACACTTTTCTGTACCACAACGGCGTGTCTTCTTGCTTGGGTGACAGACATCCACCCAGTCGCTGGACCACGTCGGGTCGACTCGACAACCAATACTCAAATATCTCCCACGCGACACCGATCGAGATCCAAAACCAAAACTGTTTCGGGTACAGCGCACCGAGTAACATGTAGAAGAAGAGGTGTCCGTACTGAAACCCATACGCCTCTGTCCTGTAACAATCCGTCGTCGCGGCGTCGCCACACGGGCATCGATGTCCGTGTCTGATGAACCACAACACGAAAAGCAGGGGGATCATATATTTTTATGTGGTGATAATAATATACGATGGCATCGCGACAGCTCGTCGGTAGTCTGGACCCGAATTTTGAACCGATCAACAACAGGTACATGCGCCAGAATAGTCTGATACTCGACGAGGAAGATCTCGTGCGAAGAAACAATCGCAAGGTGCGCGTGCGACACGTCGCACCCGGGAACAAAACCAACTACCACCCACGCCTTCGTCGCAAATACAACAAGTACGGCTCCAAGGGTAAACTCACGCCTGGGTACATAGCAGACGCGTATGACAACGGTTCGATGATCGATAACCCGGCTTTGACGAGAGTGCGAGGTCGATACACGACGCAGCGACAGTGTAAATACGTACCGAAATTAGCGTTGATGAAGATGGCGAAGGACATGGACATCGCACCATTCAAAAAGTCCAGTGCGACCGATTTCAAGAAAGGAAGTGACCTGTGGAGGCGATACACGACGGCTGAGATATGCGATGTGATGAGGACTAAATACATCTCGAAGCGTCAAACGCCGATCAAAGGCATGACCGCCTATCGCACTCGACTCCTTCGAGATGTTCGAGATCTGAAAGAGGTGAAGAGATCACTTGAATTCGTGGCTGCACGACTTCAAGTGTCCCTCGTGAACAACGCGAATAAAAGCAAATCGCTGTTGAAACTGTCCACTGACATTGCGAATAAACTTAAACCGTAGTCGCCATCGGAACGTTCGAGATCGTACTACTGATGGTCGTGGGTGACGCCATGGACGTCGTGGTCTTGTTGAAGTTGCTCTTGATCGCGCTCGTGACACCACCGGACGACATCAAGTCAACGACACCGGCGATCAACACGAACTGTTGAAGCATGACGAGAAGCTTCGCGCGACCGCTCGTCGGGTGGATGTCACCGAACCCGACGGAGCTCTGGATGGTCGTGGAGAAATACAAAGCATCCAACGGCGTGGACGTCGCGCTCAGACCGGTGAAATCGGCACCACCCGTGCGTGCGAGCAAAAAGTACAATGCCGCGAACAGGATGATCGACGCGAGATTGAGACTGACGGTTCGTCCGATAGACGCCGCCATGGGAGTTGTATACTGAACGCGTAGAAATTAATTCTTTTTACATGTGGTCATCGACCCACATCTAAAAAGAACCTCCTCCGCTGAGAATTGAACTCAGATGACCCGGTTAACAGCCGGGGATAATGACCATTATATGACAGAGGACTGGTCCGACCTGCCCGAGTCGAACGGGCGACCCATGGAGAACTGTGAAGACGACTACAATCCATTGCTCTTCCAGCTGAGCTAAGGTCGGGTGAAGCTCCTGCCTGGGATCGAACCAGGGGTGATGGATTCAAAGTCCATAGTGTTACCGCTACACCACGGGAGCCATACCTTGAACATTGAAAAGATTTTAGCGAATTTTACGCACCGAGTTTTTTTGTGCGCGTATAGTAGGCATGAGCGGCATCGCGTTGGTGCTCGCCATCATCATCGCGCTGATCTTGTACACGTTTCTTCCAGACACTCGACCGGTCACGCCCGACACGGTGTGGACGTACTGGCACACCCCCATGCAGCCGAAGATCGTTCAACGGTGCATTCGAAATTGGCGTAACGTCGGCAAGGTCAAGGACATTCGCGTGCTCAACGCACTGACCGTACACAAATACATCCCGTGGTCCACGCTGTACAGCTTCTCGTCCATGACGTCGACGGAGGCGCATAAGAGCGATCTCATCCGGTTCTATCTCTTGCACAAGTACGGTGGCGTGTGGATCGACGCGAGCGTGTTCTGCAACAGACCTCTCGACTGGTTACCCGAAGGATTCTTCTGTTTCAGAGCCGATCGCTTCAGCAAGGAGGGCGTGGTGTGTCTCGAAAATTTCTTCATCAAGTCGCCCAAGGGTCACCCGTTCTTGAAGGCATGGATGGACCAGACCATCACGGAGTTCACCGACCCGAACTACAAGAGCACGAATGAAAAGTATAGAAGAATCATCGGCAAGAACGGTGACTATCTCGTCCCATACGTCGCCAGCATGAAATTAGACAAACCGTCGGACCTCATCATACACAGCGCCGAGGAAGATCCCTACTACGACACCGTGCGCGAGAATTGGGATGCACAAAAGGTGTGCACCAACATCAGTTACACGACGAAACTCGTGAAACTGTGGAACGGGTCACGCAACGCGTGCGCACCGAAGGTGGTGCCTCTGGCGGACACGGGTGCGTACACACCCAAGGGCATCTACCGACGATTCAAACACAAATTCAAGCCCGTGGGCGAGACCGGCTCGAACGAGCTCGACATGATTTATTGCATCTGCATGCCCTCGAGGGTGGACTACGCGACCGAACAATTGAAGGCGTTCGGGCAAAAGTACAAATTGCTGGATGCGATCAAGCCGGACGACCTGACACCGGACGATTACCGCAATATGTCGCAGACGTTCAACCCCCTCAACAAACACCTGTACAAACAGATGACAAAGTTGTGCGTGTGCTTGTCATTCTTCATGTGTTACTACGACGCATACAACAACGGATTCGAGACCATCCTGATCGTCGAGGACGACATCAAGTATCAGGTGTCCATCGCACAAATCTTCGAAGCCGTCCGACAATTCAAGACCACCGAGGGTCAGGTCATGTTTCTCGGGTATTGCTGGTCCAACTGCAACACGCCGTTCACACAGCTCACCGAACACGTGTGGCGCGCGCCGAAAGAAGCACAGCTTCTCTGTAATCACGCCCTGGTGTGCAAAAAGGAATTCCTCACGCGATACATGGAACGGGACGGCGTGGTGTATTGGAAGCATAGAAACGACCACACTCTGTCCGACTGGCTCCGGGACACGGACACGTTCAAGTGTGTCACGACGAAGGCGTTCATCAACCAAAACCGCGCCGAACTCGGATCGAATAATGGAAATTACGACTTGGGTGGAAAGGCGTGTGATTTTTCCTCTCAGGGTACAGTATGATCGCGCTCCAGGTTGGTGTGACGCTCCTGATTGTCGCGCTGATCCTACTCGCGCGACGCCGGACGCGTTTGGCGTATCAACCCTACCTCTTAACGATTCCCGACTCGGTGGAGCGTCGTCGAGGGTTTTTTGAGAAATATAATCAACACGGGATCCCGATCGATGTCGTGTACGGTGTCGACACAAAGAACATCACGAACGCGCGATTGTTCGAACGACAAGTCGACGGCGCGTACATGAAGAAAGCCGTGGAAATGCACTACAATCCCTCGGCGCGTCGACCGAACATCACGTATTTCAACCTCGGTGCGATCGGGGCGATGCAAGGACACCTGAGTGTGTTCGACCGCGCCCGTCGCGAAGGCGTGAAATATGCATTGGTGCTCGAGGACAACGTGTTGATTCACGACTCGTCTTTTTTTGGTGAGATTCAAAACACCATCGACGCGCTCGGTGATGATTTCGAGATGGTGTTCTTCCATTGCCTTTCGCGGTTCCCGGCTCAAGAAGGGCACCGACCCGGCTTTGAAAAGTTGCGATGGATCAGTTCGATGAAATGTTACCTCATGCACGTTCCTAATATGGAGAAATACGTTTCAAAATACGTACCACAAGATAATCACATCGATCACAAAATCGAAGATTTGGTCGCCGACGGCGCTCGGGTATTTTACCGCGATTTGCGTCAGTATATTTCAATAGATAGGTCAAAGTCATCTACAATAGGACACTCCAAACACGATGACCCAGACTACTTTTCCCGCCAGTTTCCAAATGCACGTGCCCAGGAGCTCGTTGGTGGGTTCTAGTGACAGACTAAAATATCACCGCCGTCTTTCAAAATATTCAAAATTTTCAAAGAGAGGGCACCACTTCGCGACGCAAACGCACCGCGCACTGACCCACCCGCTTGACCAAGCACAACGAAACGATCATGCCGTCCTTCATCCCCGTGAAGGAATTCAGAAACCTGCGCATCGACCATGGCTCGAAGACGATCGCCACTATCATGGCGGAACACGTCGACAACGAAGAACAAGAAAACTTGTTCATTCTTCCAGACGCGCAGCGCGACCCGACGAAGGGGTGGAGCACTTTGCAGCGCCAAGAATACATCGAGTCTCTTCGATTCAAACTCACCGCGGATCAAAACTGGCTCATCAACGTCGACTCCGCGACGGACACGTACGAACTCCTCGACGCAGGACACCGCCTCGAAACGGTCAAAATGTTTGACCGATCGGAGTTGCCGGCGATGGACGGGCGGTATTTGAAGGACATGACTAAGAAGGAAATATCATACTGGAGACACAAGATATCTATCAATTTGTGCTTTTACTACGATCTGACAGCGGAGCACAGGCAAATCCTGTTCAATCGCCGAAACCAGGGTCTGACTATGTGTGATGGCGAACAACTCAACTCTCGCCTCTTCACGTCCCCATTCGTCAAGTACCTCAAGTATGAATTATTACCGATGTTCCACGCACCGCTCACGCGAGTGGCGTCGACGGTGAACGAGCGCGAGAAGGAATTCTTCACCCTCTTTAGACTCGTCAATCGCATTCTCAATCCAGGAACGACGGCGAAATCAAACAAAGACATTCTCGAGAAGGCGCTTCCGGAATGTGAACGGCTCATGCTTTCGTCGGAATGGCAGACGAAGAAAAAGAACGACATCATCAAGTTTCTCAACGCACTTTTCCACGCGTTCGATCGTCGGCTTGAATACGTCAACATCGACATCAAGAAGCGAAGCGCTGATGGCAAGAAAGAACTCAAGGAGAAAAACCTCTATTCGATCACGGAGTTGTATGTGGTGCTCGATTGGTTCATGAATGAGTTTGAAAATTTTCAAGAGTTCGTGAGTTTGGATTTGACGACGCAAAAACTCATCTTCAAAAGTGCCATCCAGGAATTCATGCTCATCGGGTGGAAGGGTCTGTCGCCCGAAGACAAGACGATTTGGTGCGACAAGTGGTCACACGGTGCTGACTGTGGACGCAACGTCGATCACTCGGTCAAAAAAACCGCCGCACTTCTCGAGTGGTTGGACCTTAATTTTTCACGCATGGTTGATAATCACGTGAACACGGGTCGAAAAAATGTCACATCCAAAAATCGAGTCTCATTCCGCCTTTAAAGACTTTTTAGTCTCCAGCGATCTAAATACATGCAATACATAAGTACTCTCACATGCCGACGCTCGACCTCGACGCGATATGCAACCCACCGCCGAGTCGTGTCTACACCTACGAGCCGGCGCCAATCTATCGCTTCGAAGACTACATCGCACTGTACGAGCGACACGCTCGAGCCGAGGGGTGGACGTTCGACCCGGCGCGCTTCGACCCAAAGGTGTACCGGCGAAAGTCGCCACCACCACCAACGGTCGAATGTGAAAAATTGGCATGGAGAACGTTCAACGACGCCGTGCAACTCGATGTGCAACTCATCGTCGACGAAGAGACCGAGTACGTGACGATTGTCGTCGGTAGCGTGCTTCACGATCTTTTCACCAAGTACTGGTCGAAGACGGAGCAGCCACCGCTCAACGAGCTCGTCATTGCGTTTAAAAAACTTGGAGCAGACGACGCTTTTTTGAAAAAAATCATCAACCGACATGACCAAATTCAGTCTGTGTGCGAGAAATTCGACCTCGATAAGGTTTTCAAACCGAAAGCCAAACCCAAACCCAAAGCCAAAAAGGCGAAAAAGGAAAAACAAGAAGAAGACGTCGTCGTCATCGAAGAAGACGTGGTCGAAGATGAACACGACGACGAGGAGGAAGATGACGAGGATTTTGAAGGCATGGACGTCGAAGACAATGAAGACGAAGACGATCAGGCGAACGACGAAGAATTCGTGGACATGGAAGACGACGACTAATTTCCTATTGTAACAGTAAGATGTTCAGCACGTATACGATTAACATGGACGCACAACCCGACCGTTTCGTCACACAGAGGGAGTATCTCAGACAGACCGGAATCGAACCCACGCGAGTGCACGGCTACGCGTACGACGAGATTCGAAAACCGGAACTCGAACGATTTTTCAAACCTCACGCGCGCGTCATCATGCCGAAGAGTAACATTGGGTGTTGTTATTCACACCTGAAGGCGTTGGAACACTTTCTCGAGAACGGTATCAGCCCGATCGCGCTCATTCTCGAAGACGACGCGTACCCGCTCTTCATCGACCGAAGACATCTCGAAGACAAAATCAGAGGAAACAATCTCGATTGGGACTTTCTCTTCCTGCATTGCGATGGGTTCTGTCCAGAGGGTGGCGGTGCACCCGGTCGACTGTCCGGATCCGCCGCGGCGTATTTCGTCACGCGAGACGGCGCTCGAAAAGCGTTATTGCATAAGTATTCCGATCACTTCGACATGGATTCGTCTCGCATTCCAGGCGTGAGGAAACTCGTCGACGGCGAGAATTCGTTTTGGACGGACGAGGACAACGTCATGACTCGACAAGAGAGCACGAACAGAAATGCCCGACACTGTCCCGACGCGTTGAAGAATATCAAGGGTAACCGCGGTGAAAAGAACGTGTGTCACGCCTTGGCGTATCGACTTTTTCGAATCGGACCCGTCACGGTGGACTCGATTCACGTTCTCACCGCCGCGATAGGTCTGATCATGTTGAAATTATTAAAGAGTGCTTGAGTAATCACGTGAGATGGAATTCGTTCGCAAGCGTTTGGCACTGGGACGTGAAAAATATGGACACGGTGTTCGAACGAGGGACAATCCGCGGACGTGGGGCACGGACAAGGACAGCTGGCTGGAGATGGCGGACGAAGAATTCGCGGACGGCGTCGTGTACATCGTCGCCGATTACATTCGAAACTTTGAAGCACCAAGTGACCACGGAGACGATAATGAACGCATCCTTGAACTCATCGAGTCACCGTGGCTCATGAAGAGCGAATCCCACCGACGTAAAACTGAGACCCTCATGAATTTAATTTCGAGTGCTATATAAATGATCAAGAACTTCTTATCACCGATCACGGATCCGCTAGAGTCCGCGCTCAGAGCTCGTCCCATCGTGTTCACGCTCGTGATTCTCTACCAGGGTCTCTTCTCTGGGAACGCGATCTCCATTCCGAAAAATCTTCAGGTGATGTTCGATAACCCCTTGTTCCGTTACATTTCAATCGTCGCGATCGCGTTAAGTGCGACACAGGACATCGAATACGCGATCGTCTCCACGTTCGTATTCCTTCTCATAATGTACGCCATCAAAACACCGGAAGAACGAAAAAAGACTGGATTGGTTTAAATTATTTTTGAAATTTCAAAATGACTGACCACACGTCAACCCACCCACGTCCATGAGGCGCGCCAGATCCGCGCGCGTCATGGTACGATCACCCGAACGTCGGAAGAAGATTCCACAGCCGTGGACACACGCCGAACACGCCGCGTTCCTCACGGGTCTGAGCGCATTCGGAAAAGGTCGATGGAAAGACATATCCACTCACTACGTACCCTCGAGAACGAGTACACAGGTGGCGTCCCATGCACAAAAATATTACGCGCGAAAGGATTCAAATCTAACGAAACGACAACGACGATACAGTAGCATGTTCGACACCACCGCGCGCGTGGAGGGGTCGGATGAAAGTCCATGTGCCACGCAGAGGGACGCGTCGGAGCCACACGCACGCGAGGGCGACGAGAGGGGTGTGGATAACAACGCCGCGCTGCCAGCGCTGGATCACATGCATCCACAATTCTTTTACATATCGCCTATACTCCTATATAATTACTTTCTCATGACGCATAGTATGTCGCATTTATACACAATTCCAAAAACGCGGTATCCCTTGTATTCAGAACATTAAGGAAATTATTGTCTCATATCCCCCAGTGCGCTCCTGATTCAAAATTTAGATACCCGACTAAATTACCAACATGCTGGCTGCTATTTGGTCTGATTTAGACAAACTTCAAAAGCAACACGACGATGAACATAAAAACGAAAAGCCGGCACAACACAATTTGGTGAAGAATTTCTGCGTGGAATGTCACGGGGTGAAGGTGATCTCACCCGAAGGATTGCCGACGTGTTCGGTGTGTGGTCTGGTCGAGGACTCATTTATCGACCAATCACCGGAGTGGACGAGCGGGCTCACGGACGACGGTCGGGTATCGGACCCGAGTCGATGCATACACCCGAATGCGAATCCCGATCTTTTCAGTGCGTCGTGGGGTAAGTCGACGGTGATGTCGACTAGGGCGAAGAAGGTTTCGAGATACGAGAACAGGCGCCTGTCTCGAATCAATTTGCACATGAGCATGAATCACAAGGATCGCACGCTGTATCACGCGTACAAGGAAATCGACGAGGCGTGTCACTTGCACCTTCCAGATAACATCCTGTCCGACGCGAAACGATTCTATAAATTTTTCACACAGGAAAAGCTTACGAGAGGGGGCGTGAGGAAGGGTGTCAAGGCGAACTGTGTGTTGCTTAGTTGTAAACATCATTCGTTCCCTCGGAGCGCGGAGGAGGTGGCGAATATGTTCCACATCGACATTAAGGACGTCACCCGGACCGCGCAATTAGTCCGAGACGTCATGCGTGGCGATGTCAAAGTGGACACGGCGAACGCGAACGCGTCGACGGCGACGAAACCGCGGGACATCATGCAGCGTCTGCTCAATAATTTTGAAACGACCAAGCAACAGAGATACGCGTGCAATAAGTTGTGCGCGGACATCGAAGATTGTGTAGAACTCATGTCGAAGACGCCGAAGAGCGTCGCCTCGACGTGCATCTACATGACCATGAGAGACCACGTGACGAAAGCGGGGGTGTGTGAAATGTGTGGATTGAGCGTCCCGACACTCAATAAAATAGAGATCATCATCAAAAAGCACTTAGAGTCAAAAATGTAATTTCACTAAAGCATGTCCGAAATCAGACTATTTGTGAGCACGCCGTGCTACGGCGGACAATGTCTCGACAAATATTTCACGTCGATGGTTCGTCTCCAGATCCTTCTCATGAAGAAGGGGATTCAAATGTACTTGGACACCACGGAGAACGAATCACTGGTGCAGCGCGCGAGGCAGGTGGCGTTGGCGCGATTCTACCAGAAAACCGACGCGACGCATTTCCTATTCATCGACGCGGACATCGAGTTCGATCCACAATCGGTCATCGCCTTGCTCGAGGGCGGGCACGACGTGAGCTGTGCGGTCTACCCGAAGAAGGTCATCATGTGGGACCAGTTGGAAAAGGCTGTGAAAGAAAACGACACTCGATCACCCATCATGTTGAGCTCGTCCCTCGTGATCAATTTCGGCGCATCACAGCGACCGGTCGAGAACGGGTTCGTCGAAGTGCTCGACGCGGCGACGGGCTTTCTTCTCATCAAGCGAGACGTCGTCACGCAGATGCACGCGGCGTACCCGGAACTGTACTGCGTGAACGACCATCAAAACGCGGATTTCAAAAACTACTACGCCCTGTTCGACTGCATGATCGACCCCGATTCCAAGCGATACCTGAGTGAGGATTACTCGTTCTCGAGGCGCTGGCAAAAGATCGGTGGGAAGGTCTACGCCCACGTGCACACCACACTGGGTCACGTAGGAAATTTACCGTTCGTTGCTAAGATGGACGACCGGCTTAAAAGCGAGACCGTAGCATGATGTAAATGAAGTTCACCACCGTCATCGTCACCAGAAATTCCGCGGCACACGTGAAAACGCTTCATACCGTGCTCAAGCTCAACATCCGAACCATCCGGGCTGGTATCCAGAATGAACTGTGTTTCGTGAACGACGACCCGTTCGAGATCGCAGACGTGATTCAAGATCGGATGAAGACGTGCGATCGGATCGTCATGATTCACTACGGCGTCAACATCGACGAGGCGACGATTGATTACTTTTGTGGCGATCGCGCACTCGAAGGCGTCGGCGTGCTCGTGTTCCCCGCGGCGAAGGAGAAAATCGACTGGGAGAGATTCACGCAGACGACGCAACAGGGCACGACCGAACCCATCCATCAACGCGCGCTTCACTTCGACACGGAGGTTCGTCAGGACTTGTCCAACAGTCTTTGGTCGGTCAGTTCCACGGAAGCGAAATCGTGGGTCATGAACTGCAAGAACGTTCGCAAGAAGGCTGACAAGATCTTTGTTGGTAAATCGGGGCGTATGTTTGAAAAATTGAAGGAACAAGGCGTGAAGATCGTCGCGTACACCGCGGCGAACGTGACGATGACTTTCGCGCACGAGTGTGTGTCAAATATTTTACAAAGTTCCGGTGTTCGAACAGAACAACATGCCAGACCCTTAGAGACGTGACCTCATTGTAACGCACAGACATGATCATCACCCGCGATTCCCCCGTGCACGCACACGTCGTTGGCTTCATCACGTGGGTGTTCGGAAGCAACCCCGACCGCTTCCCTGGATGTCAACCGATCAGCATCGAGCGTCGACACTTTCGCGTGTTGACGTCGAACGATTACGTCGTCACGGAGAAGACCGACGGACTTCGACAGTTCGTGGTCGCCTTGAAAATCGGTCAGCAGCGCAAGGCATTCATCGTGAACAGGGCGTTCGACGTGATCGAGGTGCCGTTGCGACTCGGTCCGAAGGCGTATGACGGCACGATCCTCGACGCGGAACTTCTTGGCGCGCACCTGTACGTGTTCGATGCGATTCACATGGACGGCGTACCGTGTGGACACCTAGACTTTCTGTCCAGACTCGAACGGTTGGAAGCGTTCATGAACCGGGTCATATGCATGAAGAGCGACCCGTACAAGCTTCGACTCAAACAGTTTCACGTGTTCGCAGATTTCGATCGCTTCGTCGACGAATACCTACCCTCGATCGCATCGGACGTCAAGGTGGACGGCGTGATATTCATACCCGTCAAGGACATGGTCAAGATGGGCACCCACGAGACGATGTTCAAATACAAAAATCTAGAAAAGAACACGATCGATTTTAAACTCGAGTGGGATCACACGCGAACGACTTGGCGAATGTATTTGCAGGACAGGGGCAAACCCGTGTACGAGCTGGACACACCCGTCAACGAGCCGTGGTTCAAGAGTGGCATGGTGGTTGAGTGCGCATACGACGCCTCGCGGGACGCGTGGATTCCACAATTCGAACGGACTGACAAAAATTTTCCAAACAATCGACGGACGTACTATCGCACGCTCGTGAACATAAAAGAGAATCTACAACTCGAGGACTTTAAAGAGTTAGCTAGATCTATGTTGTAAGATGACCCGCGGCTTGTTGAACACCGGCAACACGTGTTGGTTTAACACCTCACTCCAATGTCTGTTGCACGCGGCACCGCTGACCGATCACTTCTTACGACTCGGATACGACGGCGATTGCGCGTTCACCTCGCTCTACGCCAAGTTCGTTCGCGGCTACTGGAGCGATGACGGCGAAACGTACGCCCTGAACGTCGAACCACTTCTTCAGTCGTTTCGTGAAAAGTTCCCAAGGTTCGACGCCGGACGACAACACGACGCGCAAGAGGCGGTGCTGTGCGTCATAGACATCATCGAACGAAGCGTCCCGAGCATCAAACACTGGTTCTACGGCGTGAAGAAACAAGAGACCATCTGGCCGGGTGGACGATCGGATCAAGACGAAACCTTTGGCGTGCACATACTCAGTGACGATGGTTCGAAGGACATGAAGAAGATGCTCGCGAAGACGGTCGAGTGGACGATCCTCGACGATTACGACGGACACCGCGTCGCATCCACGCGCTCAGTGTTCAAACAAATGCCAAAGATATTCGTCGTGTCGTTCGATAAAAAGAGTACGGTGAAACCCGTGTGTACCATACACGTCGGCGGACTCACGTACACGCTCGTCGCATCCGCCATACACGGGGGCGTGCAGTGGGGTGGACACTACGTCGCGATGGTTCGAGACTCAAACGACGAGTGGTCATTCGTCGACGACGACTCGACGCGAAAATCAAACACACCCTCAATGGACGGTCATTACCTGATGATATACTTAAACACCACGTGACATGGAATCACAACAGAAAATGGACGTCCAAGCTATCGTCGATGCCATGCACGCGAGGTTTGATCAGTATAAAGACATCGCAAACACCGAGGTCGAAATACGACTTGGACGCAAGAACGGCACGTTTTTCGACACGAACGTCGGGGCGGAGACGTTCAATCGTCTCATGGACAGTCTTCGACAGTACGACGGGTGGGAATCCCACGTCGCGTCCACGGTGGACGTGTACTATAACGACGAGTACGCGGTCAGAATCAGCGTAGACGGCGAAACAGGGCGACAGGACATGGTCCAGAAAGTCGCAGTTCTCAAAGAAGATTTCACGTGCGCGGGAGCGCCGCTTGACGTTCGATTCGCCATCAGCACGGAAACCCCGGTCACTGGGCAATACGAGATGAATCGTAAGAAGATTAAACAGCGCGTGTCGTTCGTTCGCAAGGGGTTGTCCATCGACATGACGATGTCTCGGGGTGATGCCTCAGACCCAGACGCCGAGGAAGACATTAGTTATCAAGTAGAATTAGAGATCATCCATCCGTCGAGCGTGCACTGCGTGGAGCAGTTTTACAATCACGTCTGGAAGGTGAATGATCTCTTAAAGATTTTGCAATAGTGTAATTCAAGCGCCAGCCATGTACCCCGAACACATTTCCCTCCAAGGTCTCGGTAAATATTTTCGATCCACGGGTGCGAAAGATCACGCCTCGTTTTGGGTCGAAGGCGCGTCCAACATCGTCGACAACTTCCTCGAATGTCTGCACCTTGCAAACTATCAACCGACCATGCGTCACATCAATGAGTTCACGAGTGATCGCGAGGAAGACATTCGGGAATTGTTTGAAAAACATGGATCCGACAAATTCATACACAAGTATTACAAATTCTACGCTCAAGCACTCGGGGACAAGTCCGACATCGACATCTTGGAATTTGGATTGGGCACGAAGAATCCCGCGTTCGCGTCCACCATGTACTTTTACAAACAAGACGCGAATTTTGACTCCTCGCCCGGGTCGTCGCTCCGCGCGTTCAGAGATTTCGTGAAAGGCAGTCGGGTGTTCGGGGTGGAAATCGACAAGGATATTTTGTTCGAAGAGGATCGCATCAAGACCCAATGGGTCGACCAGTTACAGCGATCGACCGTGGACGCCATCTTCCCCGGGCAGGAATTCGATTTCGTCGTCATCGATGGCTTACACCAAATCACCGCCGACGCCAACTCCGTGCTCTCGACGTTTTCACGCGTTCGTCCGGGTGGCACGATCGTGGTCGAGGACGTGTGCATATTGGAAAACTGGAAAATCATCGACTTCATGTTGCGACAGAACGAGCACGTCGCCACCACCTTCTTCATCGAGGACGACAACACGGACACGCACCTGTACGTGATTCAAAAAAAATAACTTTGTCAATAGTACATACATGCTGGTTCTGATATTCATCGCCATCGCACTGTTCCTCGCCCTCGAGAACAAAGACCAAGCGCCGTCGAATCCGGAACAGGCGATGCAACACGACCGAATCGCACCCGAACGCATTCGTCGTTTCAAGCAACTCGACACGGAATTTCGCCGTCTCGAGATGGAGAGTAACGTTACAAAGGTCTCCCAACTGTCTCGCGCCCTCGCGGTGTCGCAGATGATCAAGGAAGAGTTCCCCGAATACGACTGGGGATTCCACACCACCATTCTCAACCGCATCGCAGAGCCTATGAAAAATTGAATCGCCGATCGCGTGTCAGCGCGCAGAGGATGAAGGTGATTTTATCCGCATGCACGTGGGATTCCATAAACTTATAATGTTCCAATACGTACAGTATGAGTTCATGCTCATCCGATGTTCTGTGTGCCTCCAACCACGCGCGCGGGTCCTCGCACGCGTAAAAGTCTGGCGTGAACATGTATCGTCGCTCCAATCTCGACATGACCTTTCCGTCTCGCCTGTGTCTGCCCCACTCGATGTAATCACACGCCACCTCGATGAGACATTCCACGAGTTTGTCGTGTGTGGACTCTTGCCACACGGTTGGATTTTCGTCGACGACGAGCGATCGCCCACGAAATTCGAGTTCTTTTAATCGGGTGATGATTTCCGGTCGTATGTGTTTGAACATGATATACGTCCTAAAAAAATATCCACTACAATACAGTACGGTGATGTCAGGGCGGGATGCTGACGAAGGTGAAATTGAAATCAAAGTCTCTAGAGCTTTTAATTGTGTGAACGCTACGCGTGAGATAGGAAAAACTGGAAATGGACAGCAAAAGTCTTGCTTTTATGACGACGGAAATGATGAGAATGTGCGTGCACTTTACCGTGCAAAACCGGATGGAAAAGGATACTTACAACTCAGAGAGGCGTTTTGTAAACTGGACAAGAATGTCTTCAAAAATATCGGCGGTGACACAACGTGTAGCGCATACGACTCCGGTAAAACCCTGATGAAGCAATATTGTGGTGCAGGACACAAAATTAAAAGTGACGCGGTGTGCACTGAGGCTAATTTAGGTACAACGGCACACAAAGAGCTGGTGCAATCGTATTGTTCTTCGGGTGACGGAAAATCAGATGATTGGTGCGGATGCATTCATGCTAAAAAAGGTAAATGCGACTTGAGCGATGCCAGCGAATACGCCGGGTGCGATCTCGTCAATGCCGCGCACGAAGATTTGATTGGAGACATCCCAAGCGAATCTTTGTCTGGCGGTGTCCGTCGTCAACTCGGAGAACGCAAACATTGCCGAGCGAAAATTTGTGACGACCCGGATCGATACGTTCCGGGTGGTGCCATGGATAATTGTACCCTCAATTTGCAGGTGTGTGTTCAGGATGTGAAGGTTGCAGGTCACCTAGTCGATTCGGGTATTGAGGTGAATTGTAATAACAAACAAAATGTTGGGGAAGACGGTGGCGATAGTCAGGGAAAGGAAGATAGGCAAAAAAAGAACGATGATGCGGTGGCACCTAAACAAGAAAAAGGAGATATGTATTTGATTTTCGGTGGAGTTTTCATCTGCTGTTGCATGCTCTTACTCGCCGCCTTCGCACTCATGAAGTGAATCAAGGCACGCCCACAATCGACTCGTACAGAGTCTCCTGTGTGTACCTCTCACGTCTGGCATCTTTCAAGATGTTGACTAAATATTTCTTGAGCGCGTCCGCGATCGTCTTTTTCGGTTGTCCGAACACGTTGAGGTGATCACCCTTCATCATAGACAACGCCTTCATGACATTTTTCACATCCGTCGGCAAATCCTTGCGCGCACGTTTACCGAAGGAATTCATCCAGGTCTTGCCGAACATGGAGATCAAATCGTTTCGTATACCCTCCTTGGTGAGATCTGGTCGCGCCGGTACCCGACTGTTCCTCGACGGTGATCGAGAACCGTTCTTCGGGAACGCGCGTTCGATCGCCGCGCACAACTCACCCTTCTTCATCTTCTCGTGCATGATTCCCAAGCTCTTCGCCACCGCCACGAGCTCTGCCTTCTTCACGAGCTTCGACGTACACTTTTTCGATCCGACGTGAAGACTGGAACCGACCCATGACACGGGAAGGGCGTTGACGACTGTCGCCCGCTTCGTCGGACGCTTGGGTGATGCAAACGGTTTGTTCGAGGTTTGAATGATACCGTCCCTGAACATCTGGTAAAGAAGGACGTTCGTCGCGGCGTATCCACGCTTCACCGCCTCGAGTGAGCGCGCACCTGTCAACGTCACGCTTCCCCCCGGGTACAACTGCACGGTGTGTTCTCTGATTTTAAACTGGAGGAAATATTGTTTCATCTCCGGTTCGTAACTCAACGCATTCTTTTGGGTGTTGTGAAGATATCTAAGCGCGACGGACGGTGCGAAGGTGCCGTTGTGTCTCCACTGCGCATTCACGCTCCTGAGTTCCAAACGAGACAGGAGCACCTTTCGTCTCGGGAGGTAATTGTACACCACCCAATCTCTGACCTTCGAGAGCACGTGGACGTCGTCTTTCGGCACCGCGGCGGTCACCCTCACCGAACCCGTCTTGTAGGCGTACACGTCCACGGCGTACGTTCTCGACTTTTCGTCCACGAGTTCGACGCGGAATCGAATGTTCGAGATCTCTTCTTCGCTCGCGTCCCCGGCGATCTTCGCGATTCCGGCGTCGTGTTTCGCGAGCGCTTGAACGCCACGCATCGCGTACGTCGTCTGTAATCGCACGCGGTAGCGCCTCTTCCCATGCACGATCGGTTCAAACGAGAGTTTGGGCTTCTTGACTAACGCCACGCGCAGCTTGAGATTTGCACCCTCGTGCCTCGAACTCATGTTCACCAACTTGTATTCGAACGGCGTGATCGATAATTTTCCGGTGACGGGCTTTGGGCGCGGTGGCGACACCGGTTCGGAAGCCCTCGCACTGGAAGAAGCCATCTTCTGAGGAGTCTTGAATGGAGAAGGCGTGCACGCGCGCACTGCGACGCGCGAGGGTGATACACTCATCGCGCGCGCGACTCGCGTGCGAGGAGGGGAGAAACTCAGACGACGCGTGTTGGTCATGCTCGCCACCGTGGTCGTCGCCGTGCGTATCGGGGGTGGTCGTGCTGTGGTGTCTTTGACGACGGTGACACCCGACGCCTTTATGAAGTTTTGCAAATTACTTTTCATAAGTTATATTTACATAAGTTTTTAATTTTGTAGATCTATTGTCAATCCGTATATGAAGGGTTCGTTCTTATAATGATTGCCTTGCCATACCATGGTCATATTTTGGACCGTCAAATCTCTGGCATTAAACGCACCGGCGTATGCATCTGGGTTAAACTTCGGGTTCCCCAGATTATTTAGCGTGCAGTGATTCTTGTACTGCATGACGAACACTTTCTGTGGTACGCACAAGTCCTTGCCGTACACGACCTCGGGTTGTTCCAAATAGTTTGTCAAACTCGACACGTTCATCGCTACTTGCTTCTGCACGCGCTTGAAATACGGTGGGGTGACGTTCCAAATGTCCTTACCACTGTACTTCTGACTGAAATCGATGTACGCCAACACGCATTTGTACAGAATCGCGGGCAACTCGTCGTGCAACTTTTGATCCAAGTGTGGATCCACCACGTCGTCCTTCACCGTCTTCCCAAAACTCCACGTCAGCAAGCGTCGAAGAATGGATCCACTATTGTCCCTGTACCCCGGTACCTCGTTACCCGCTAAAATACCCGGCGTCTTCCACGTCATGTTCATCGGCGCCTTATTCTTCACCGCGCACGACACGTCCTCACCGGAAACCAATGATTGGAACTCCGTTTGCTCGAGTTGTAGCTCGCCGGAGATTTCTGGACTAATGAACATGAAGCCATTGGCGATGCTCGACAGACCGAACTTGCGCTCGATGTTGTTACTCAGAGTCCGAACGTCCTCGGAGTCGTAAAACTTGCGGAAAATCTTAGTGATCAAGGTTGATTTTCCGGATCGAGCCACGCCTTTCAAATACGGTATGATTTGCCACGAATCCAAATCGTTCACGTCGAATACCAAGCGACCACCCATGCAGTACAGCCACTTGCACGCGTCCTCGTCGAACCCTTGATAGTCCATGATGTTTTGCATGTGCGGGGTCGGGACGTCCGTGTACCAATCGAGCACGTTGTATTCCTCGAAATATTGATCGAAGAACTTTGCCGCGACAATCGTGGGATCCAACGCCATGTATTCCCGCGACTCGTAAGGGTAGAATCGACACCCGTACACGCCTTTATTCGGAAGCCACTCCTTGGCGTTGAAGAGCCCGTTCTTAAACGCGAACACGTGTCGATTTTTCTGAATCTCCGGAAATTGGTGATCGACGCAGTTGGACAGGTGATTGATGACGTCTTTGAACCCCGACCCCTTGCTCGTCAAGTCTTTCCACATCTCGTAATTGTCCTCCTTCGACGCGCAGTGATAGACGAATTCCTGGATCGTGTACACCGGCATCCACGCCCGCGTCGGCTTTCCCTCGGACATTCGCTGCACGCACACGTTGTCTTTGTATCGACGCATACCCTTCTCGTACAGTTTGGACAAACACCCCACGATGGCTCGCTGGTACGGCGACATCTCCTTCAGGGACGACTCCAACATGGGCATGGGGGTGCCGTCGAAATATTCTGGGTCGATGTCAAACTTGAGTGGACTCTCGCGAGGTTGTGTGATGCGTTGCGCGTGCATCACGTGAAGTCGAACGTTCTTGAACGCATCGTTCACCTGTTTCATCAAGCGCGAGTGTCGCTCGCCCACCTCCAAGTCGTCGTCCGGGAGTCTGTACTCCGCCATGTCCAAAGCCTTGATCCGCGCTCCGACGCTCTTGAGTATGCGAATCTCTCGCGACCGTTTCTCGTCCACGGTCGTGATGACCGCGTGCCTGGGAAACCCCGCGGGCGAAAGCTCGGCGCCGTCGAAGAATTGCTCATACCCGAGTCGACACGCGAAGTGAATGTCGGCGCGGTCGCGCGTGAGCCACCACTTGTGCTCGAGCCACGACACATACCTGAGAAGTGTTTCAGCGTCAAGGGTCTGAATCCTCGTGTAATACGTTTCCATTTCAGACTCTTCACGGTCGGCGTCCTTGTCGACGAAATGCATCTTTCCTTCCTCCGCCGTCGTCATGACTACTTACCTCACAATAAATTTATTCCTCTAAGAGAGCTTTGACAAAATTTTGATCAGTATTTTGTTTTGAGTGTTCATCTCCTGAGCGATCGCACAGAGCGCCGAGCACACCGTGTCGCCGTCTGGCGTCATCAAAACGCTTCCGAGGAGGTCGGTGACGTCGGGCATGTCGTCGTCGTCGTACACCATCTCCTCCTCTTCATCGACGTCGTCGTCGTCGTCGTCGTCCGAAAAGTCTTCCTCGTCGTCTTCGATGGATTGGTCATCATCCTCCACAATTTCACCTTCTTCGATTTCGCGCTGATCTTGCTTAGACATTTACAAAGTACGTAGAAAAGAAGACGTGCTAAAGTAACGCGCTTGGGTATGGAACACATGATACGAAGCCTGAGACAGGAAATCGCCTCCATACACAGCACGCTTCGCCACTCGTTCTTCCCGAGGAATGGATCGGAGTCATCCAGGTCGGGGAGGAATTACGAGCGCAAATGTTTCGACAACGTGAACCAAAACACGTGCTCTCTGGAGGGACACAGTCGAAAGGGGAACGACATTCGGTGTCGGTACGGGGACATCGAAATCAAGAAAGCCATGACGCCTGACTGGGGTCAGGAGAAGCTCACGTTTCAAAACGGGCGATGGACCGGCACATTTCCACACATCGACAAAATTAGAATCCCGAAACTCCCACCCGATCTCACCCGACACAAACTCATGAAACTCAAGGAGACGAACCCGCTGTACAGAGATCAATACATCGACGTGGACGACGACTCGATTCAGAAGTATTATAAAAACAAAGGCAACGCGTACATTCAGATCGAAGGGTATGGGTTGTACCACCTCGGTCGAGATCCCGCCAACTGGGGTGTGCCCGAATTCAAGGTGAAGCAGCGCATGCGCGTTCGAGTGAAGACGCACACGAAGACCAGTTTCTCGGTCACGTGTGCGTTCCAACCCGTGAACATTCGAGAGTTGACGCAAAGTCCATACACACTCGACGACCCCGAAAAAACACCAAATGGTTTAAAGGAATGACGTGTGGACATGACATGAAATGAAATCGCCACTGCGATATCCAGGTGGGAAGACACGGGCGTGCAAAACCCTACTGGACATCGTCGATCGAGAGGGACTCGACACGTCCGAGGTCGTCTCGCCGTTCACCGGTGGGGCGTCGTTCGAGTTTTACCTACACGAAACCCGAGGCACTCGACTCATATTGAACGATAAGTTTACGCCGTTAGCGACTTTCTGGACCACGTGCAAGCACGACAAGGATCGGTTGTGTGCGGCACTCGAAGACGCGCACGCGAGAGGTGTCACCAAGGATGATTTCAAACGCATGCGCGACGCGATCATGGACGAACCGGATTCGCTCGAACGCGCGAAGAAATATTTCATCATCAATCGGTGTTCGTTCAGTGGATCCACACTCTCCGGTGGGTTCTCCGAGGAGTCATCCAAGAAACGATTCACAAAGTCATCGATCGATCGCGTGCGAGCGTTGAAATTGTCTGATGTCACGATACACGAGGACGATTTCGCGTCCTTTTTGAACACACACGGGAAGGGTACGAAAGGTTTCGTGTTCGTCGATCCGCCGTACTACCTCGAGTCCAAATCGAAACTCTATGGTAAAAACGGTGACTTACACGAAAACTTTGATCACGCGGGGTTGCACGAGACGCTCGAACGCGTCGAACGCGATTGGGTGTTGACATATAACGACGTCCCGTACATTCGCGAACTGTATAAAGATCATCGCATCGTCGACGTCTCGTGGAGTTACGGCATGAATTCCAGTAAGGCATCGTCGGAAATAGTCATATTGTCGTCTCCTAGAGAATGTACGGGTGACGCTCGCGTTCATCCTTCGTGCGAAGCAATTGAATGAGACCCATGAAAAGGAACGAGAGGAAGACCGCGTTTTCGATATCGGGATTGGCGAGGAAACTCAACGTGAAGATTAAGAAGATTCTCGCTGGGACGGTTTGCATGATCGCCGTCAAGCGCCTGGGCGCTTCGGTCACCGCGGACGTACGCGTCAGCAAAAGGGACAGGATTCCCAAAATTAAGGGATCACGAAATCTGTTCTCAAGCCCTGGGAAAAAATTGATGTTGGTCCCGCTCGCGTCACGCATGGTGAGAATGCCAAGAGCCCCGACGACTGTGAATGCGAGTGGTAAAGCGAGGTCTCGCATGATTTGTAATATTACCCGAGAGATTGTTTTACAATCAACGGCAACACCACACTCATCAAATTCCTTGCCCGACTCTGCGACGTGTTCTTGCGTTCGACGACCACTTTGAACACCAAACGCGCCGCTTCGGGGAACAGTTTTTCGAGCACGCCGAAGATGAACGACAAAAGTCGGAACGACGTCGCGCGAGACGCGCCTTCCCACGGAAGCATGGACACGAGACTGAGCACGACCATGCCCAGGTAATTGAGCGCGATTCCTGCAAGCGACCGACCGTGCACGTTGGAGGGTAACGTCGCCATGAAGAATTCGTACGTCAACTGAGACTCCGTCGGGCTCGTACCGAACGCGCTCATCAACCGGGCGAAGATCGCACTGCGACCGCCACTGTCAGATCGCATCACGGCGCGCACCAGCGGGGTCTTGCTGAACTCATTCAGTAAGTCGTCCGCCGCGCGGGGATTCTGGTACAGCAGCACGACCTGAAACAAACTCGCCATCGTGGCCACAGCCTTGGCGAATTGTCGCGACGTGATGAACCCCTTGACTCGACTCGCGAACGCCACCGCGGATCGTTTCAGTTTTGGCGTCGCATTCACGTCGTTAATCAACGCAGTCTTGAACGAGTGATTGATCGCGTTCTTCGCGTTGTTTCGGAGTTCGAACGGAACGTTGTTCGCGTTAAAGAACGCGTTGTTCAGGGCGTTCTCGTCCTTGTAATTGTTGCGCTGGGACACCGCGCGATTCGCCGATATCGTAATCTTTCGCGCGTTCGCACCGCCCACCTTTTTCGCGACCTCGATGCGAATCTCGGCGGACGTTCTTTTTTCGCGTTTGCCATTCACGTTCTTCGTCAGACGCACGCCGTATTTCTTTGCGAGTGCTCTGGTGTCCGTGTTCAGCGCCACCATCTATAATTTGTGCAAAGATAAAAAATGAATTTTCAATTTTATGATTTTTGGAAATCAGAAAATGAAATGAAGTGAACTGTGAATTTTGAGGTGTTTAGTTGGAGAACGCGAGACCACCCATACCGGATTGGATGCGGAGGATGTTGTAGTTCGTCGCGAAGAGGTGCATCGTCGTGGAGTTGCCCGTGTCCGCCTTGAGCGTGACGGCAACTTGCGCGTTGTCGATGCGGCTGAAGTTGCACGTACCAGTCGGTTGGTGCGACTCCGGTTCGAGAGCGAAGGAGTACGAGTACACACCCGGGTACGGGGTACCGGAGTGGTGCACGAACGGTTGCACTTGGTTGAAGTAGCGACCCGGTTGTTCGGCGGCGCGGTCTTGACCGTTGAGGACCAACTTGAACATGGACAACGGACCAACCGAGCGGGTGGAGCCGGCGGCACCGTCTTCAACCCACTGGCAGGCGGAACCGTCGGTACCAACCTTGTAGAGCGGGGCGCCCGTACCTTGGGTGATCGGCACGAAGCAGTTGGAGTCCGCGAGCGCGGTCGGGTTGGACTCGAGGATGACGTCCGTCGCGGCGACGTTGGACGCAAAGTTCCACAAGCCGCGACCCGCCGGGGAGGAGGAGCCGAAGCACCAGATCAATTCCTTGACCGGGTGGTTCAACGACAAGCGCACTTGCTTGGTGGCACCGGCATCGACGGTGTCCGTGCCAGTGTGTTGAACTTGTTCGATGAGGTATTCGTGCGCCTTTTGGGAGAAGCGACGGCGCTCTTCGGTGTCGAGGAAGATGTAGTTACCCCAGACCTTGAACGTGGAGCCATCCGTGTAGGTGTCGAATTCGGACGAGAGGTCGAAGTCGAGGCGGATTTCGTGGTACTGAAGGGCGATCAACGGCAACGCCAAACCCGGGTTGCGGTTGAAGAAGAAAATGAGCGGCAAGTAAACCGTGGAGTTGTGGTAACCCGTGGTCATCTTCGCCCAGTTCGCCTTCTTGGACTCGTCCAAGTAAAGCTCGGAGTACAAACGCCACCACTTTTGGTAGTGCTTGTCCACCTTCTGACCACCGACCGACAATTCACAGGACGAGATGGCACGTTCCGCCAACCAGCACGCAGAGTTGCCTTCGGTGTCCGTGGAGAGACCGGAGCCCTTCGCCTTGAGTTCGACGAACATGTCGGCGAGCAAATCGGCGTTGCGCGCAACCGTGACAGACACGCGGGAGGACGCGGACGGGCTGCCGTTGACGGTCTGTTGGATGGTTTCCATCGCGAAGTTCGTGTGGCGCTTGTACACCGCTTGGAAGAAAGTCACTTTCGGGGACGAAGTGAGGAAAACGTCTTGAGCGCCGTAAGCCACCAATTGCATGAGACCACCAGCCATGGTTGTAGTTGTTGTACTTATAGCAAAGATTTTTTTTTCGGATCGGACGCGCAAAATTAAAATTTTAACGTTTCCCCCTGGTGGGCACCCCCTCATTCAGCGACGCGCGTGCTTGAAATCATGGGCGTCGCGACCCGTTCGACGAAGCGCGTCGGGACCGAAGGACGAGAAGATCAGCCAATTCACAAGGTTGTCGCGCAACCGTCTGAGTTGGATGTGCTCCGTCTGGAGTATGAAGCCCTGAGAGGGCAGAATGCTTGGCTGTTTCGAAGGCTGGAGAACCTTGAACGCGAGAATGCCGAACTGCTCGGACATCGGCGGGGGTACAAGTCTACGCCTGGTCTTCGAGTGCGCAGCATCGACCTTTAAGCCACATCGTGCCGTCTTCCCTGTCGTACGCCTCGAGTTTCGTCATCGACCTGCCGTTACATTTCGCCTCGATGTGGTCAAGGGATTCGAAAACATCCGCGCTGGTACCGTTCGCGGCTCCATGACTGAAAATGTCAGCGTCTGTGCAACTCTCCTTGATCGTAGGCTGATTATGGCACTTGTAAACTAAACGCATGTTATCATCACCAACCTTCTCGAATCGGTAACTGTTGATACCCTTGCCCTTGCAATCGATGGTCATGAGCTTTTGATACTTTTGTCGATCAGTCATGTTCGGATCACGAATGGCGACGATTGGACCCTTCTGCTCCTGAAGTTTTTGGTCCTCTCCGCCGTGGATGTTGTCCGTGCACACAGCTTCGTTATAGAAATGACCATTTGGTAACCACTTGTTTTGTCCTGCGTCGTAATATTTGTGTCGGTTCACGGGACGGATCATGTGCATGACACCATCACTACCACACGCGGCACCAGAGTTGTTCAAGCCACCCCACGGTTTGTCAGACGACCACCCGTCTTCTGCATTCCAATTGTTGTGTGTCCATTGATCCACGTAAACCTTTCTCGGGACTGACCACCGCTTGAAGAGATAATTCTCGATTTTGAAGATTTCGTCTTCGTCGAGTTCGCGATTGAAGAACAGCATCTCACCTATGTTCCACACGGACCGTTCGCCGTGTCCACCCCAGCCACCGGCGACGGCTTGTCCCATATTCACCGTCATTTGCGACGTGACAATTTCGCGCCCACCGCTGATACCCGTGCGCGTGAGTCCATCGACGCGGAATTTGCGCTTTTGGTCGACCGACACGAGAAACTTGGCGGTCTCGTCCGGACCCAAGCCGTAGAAGTAATTCATCCACGAATCTTCGTTCCACCAGTGACCGATCGCACCCGAACCATCGCGGTGTGCCATGGCGACGTGGTGATTGTGAAAACCGGACAAGTTGTTGCCGTCGATGCCGTCAAAAATTCTATGCTGATCCACCTTGTTCTGGGATCCATACCTCGCGACGTGGATGAAGGTATATTTTTTACCTTTGGTGAGACACTCCATGGGGATTCTGAAACCATCCTCTTTTCCACCGTACACGTACTTTTGAGCGGCGGTTTCGTCCGCATCAAACACCAAAGGCGTTCCCTTGACTTCCGTGATGTCGTTACCATTGCCCGAGAGATCCTTCCAGATGTTCTTGTCTTCGTCCCACGAATCAGCCGTGAAATGACCGACCAACCCGTCGACGTCTTTCGGGTCGAGAGACGGGGCGTCTTTTTTCACCGGGACCGCGAGAGCTTCTCCCGATTCACCCCCCTTTGGTTCCATGACATTTTCGGCATCTTCGTCCTGACCACCGGCAACACCCATGGCGAGTTCTTCTGGATCTGTCACCTCGGACAAATCCACGGCGGGTGCTGTGGTGGAAGCTTCCATGTCGGCACCACTACCGCTCATCATCATTACTGCGGCGACGACAATGATAATCAACAAAATGAGTCCTCCGATCAACGCCGGGTTCATTTTCTGTTACCAACATGCAACATTTTATTTGTCTTGCAAGGAACAACATGTGGTCTCGTACCCCCATTTGCCTTCTGAGTTCTTCTTCCATTTGAGTGCAGTGGCGGCGGTGAAATTCGGACACGCACCCTGTATCATGTGCAATGCGTCCGGCATGGACATATTTTCCTGACCATCCCCCTGACTAACCGCGAACCCCGTGCGACACGTTTGTGCGTCCAGTTTGTCGGCAGCGCATTGGTAATTCACGCGGAACCGCGACCCGTCTGGGTTGACCTCGAAGTCCCAGTTTTGGAGTCCATTTTTACCACAGTCGATCTCGAGTGCCTTGGACAGACGATCTTGCCACGAAGTCGATTCAGCCGTCGACACCCACTGTGTCTTCTTGGTTGCACCCGCACCGGACGCGACGTTCGGCAAACACCCTCCATCGATACCCCAGTTCCCGTTCGGAAGCCACTTTTGTTGACCGTTATCGAAGTAGTGATGCTGGACGAAACGCGAACTGAAATTCATACCATTGTCACCACAGTGAACGCCGAAACGTCCGAGTTTCTGGATCACTCTTTGATTCGTGTATCCCTGAGTCGCGTCGTCCCAGTACCTCGCCCATACGTTGTGGTGCATCCATTGATTCGTGCGAATGCGTCGCGGAATTTTCCACTTCTTGTGCAACATGAGTTCGACCTTTTCAATCTCCTCGACGCTCAACTCGCGATCGTAAAAGATGCACTCACCGACAGACCAGTTGGAGGCTTGACCCCATCCACGCCCTAGACCCCAGTTGATCGTCATCTGACTCGTGCGTTGTTCACCGAGAGTCGTCAGCGACGTCTTACGCGCCCCGTTCACGTACATCACACTCTTTTGATCAGTGTGTAAGACCCATGCCATGTCATCACCCTTCTTGTGATGCACGGCACACTCCCAGTGTCCCACCCAGCCGTTACCGTCTCGATGACCTGTGCCTACGGCGCCGTGACACGGCGCGTAATGGTGGAATCCAACCAAATAGTTCGCATCGACACCGTCGAAAATTCGATGGTTGTTGTCCGGGCTATCGAGACTCGTGTACCTGGCCACCGAAAAGAACGTGTGCTTTTTGTTCTTCGTCATGCACTCCTTTGGGAATTTCAGACCGTCCTCCTTCGTACCCTGGATGTAAAAGTTTCCAGATGCATCATCGGTCTTGAAAATCTCACCCAAGATTTCGGTGCAGTCATTATTCTTACCTGACAAATCCTTCCAGACCTGGTTATCATCGTCGAAGCTCTCGCCTGTGAACCATCCGACACAGCCATCGATGCTCGTCGGGTCGGCGACGGACGGGGCATCCGCGGGAACTTCAACCTCGACAACCTGTTCTTCATCTTCGAGTGCGGGGACGTCTTCATCACCCACCGGTGGTTGTGGGACGGTCTCTGCCGCGGTGTCTGGATTGTATTTCATTTCTTCCGAGGGCGCGGGTCCAACGTCGCCCGTCTCGTCGGTTCCTCCGCGCATCATGAAGACGGCGATGAGGATCACCATGAGGACCACGATTCCGCCGATGATGGCAATCATACTAATTGATATATATGACGAAATTATTTTTGATTACAAATCCTCGAGGTTACAGCATCTATATTTGTACTTGAGTTGTCCACCCTCGTTGACCAACTCCAACCTGGTCATTGCCTGTGTATGGGAATCACACGCGATTCTGGCGTTGTCGAGGGTCTCCATGATGTTACCCGATCCCACCTGTGCGAGAGCGGTCTCTTTCGCATAGCACGATTGCTTGTTGAGTGGGGCGTTGTGACACGAAAACTTATTACGAAGGTTCTTGTCCCCGACCGCTTCGAACGCATATCCCGAGATCGCCTTGTCTTTACAATCCATGTTTATGAGTTTGCCGTAGTTTTCCCACCACTCTCCTTGATCGGTGCTCACGAGTTGACCGTTCTTGTCTTCGATACCGCCGTCCATGGCTTGGATGCAATCGCCTCTGAAATCGAAATTACCATTCGGTTCGTTGTTCGCACCGCGGTGTCGTAAGAGGAACGTGTTGGTCAACATCCCTTCGTCGCCACAAATTTGACCCGTGTTCGCAATCGATCCAAAGTTTTCATAACGCCCCCACGTTTGCGCGGTGTGCACCGCAGGTCGGATCTCGCGACCGATCATGTACTTCTTAAACAAATAGGTTTCGATTTTTTTGTATTCCGACGCGGGCAGTTCACCTTTGAAGAAAATCACCTCAGCGACCGCCCAGTCTGACCGTTCACTGTCCGAGCCGTAGTTGATGGTCATCTGTCTCGGGATTTGTCCTCGATAGTTCGTCAGACCTGACCGGCGAATGCCGTTTCGTCGAAGCAAAGCCTTCATGTCGGTGTGAACGATGAACTTTTGATCGTCCCGATTGCTATCACTTGGATGTCCGTTCCACGCGATCCAAGACGAACCGTCGCGGTGAGCACCACCTGTGGACCCAGCGTGGAATCCACTGAAGAAATTGCCGTTGACCCCGGTGAAGATTCGCTGACGCGACGCACCGTTATAGCGAGCCACGGTGAACATGGTGTATTTACGACCAGTCGTTAAGCATTCTTGGGGGAAACGAATGCCGGCGTCAACGCCGCCGATGAGGAACTTGTTGTTGTTGGAAAAGTTCGAAGAGTCGACCACGATCGACCCCTTCACCTCGGTGGCGTCGTTCTTGGCGTCGGAAAGATCAACCCAGATTTGCTTGTCTTCGTCCCAGCTATCACCCGTGAACCATCCGACGAGACCTTGAATTTGTTTCGGTTCCACGCTCGGTTCGTTTTCAGGCACCGGCTCCTCGACGGTTTCTGCGCCTTCGGGCACGACATCTTCCATGTCAACTTGGGCGGTTTCGGCGATATCGGTGTCAGCGTCGCCAGTCATGGCGGCTGCATCGGACGGTCCTGCCTGGGAAAGTTCTGGATCTTCCCCACCGGACAAACTGCGGTACGCCATGAAGCCTACCACGAGAAGAATGATGACTATCAGACCGATGACTTTCGGATCCATCACAACTGGTTGGTTACTTTTTGCAAATATTTTTTTCTCGAGTTCATTCAAAGATGGGACTTACGGTGAACCATACGAAAATGATCAAAGAGTTCAACCTCGAGTTGACTAATTTTTACGCTTCTATATGTGGAGAAGTCAAGGTCATGAAACATTACGGCGCTGGAAAGGATGCACTCAAGCCGCCGACGTATTACATCGTGGCGAATTTCGGGGTGTGGCCGAACAAAGCGGCGCGCGATGCCAACAGTCGACCGTTAATGCTCGACCGAACCCACGCGGGTCCGTACGAGACTGCACCGACTGGAAACGTGTACGAGTTGGTGTACGATAAATATAAGACACAGTGGCGTTACTTTGTGGACGACGCCTAAATTAAACAAACGCGTACATGCACGTATAAGTATGATTTACGTATACACTGACGGGTCGTGTATGCACAATGGCAAACCCAACGCCATCGCGGGAATAGGTATTTATTTCGGCGATGACGATCCTAGAAACGTGTCGAGACGCGTGATCGGTAAGCAATCGAACAACACGGGAGAACTCGGTGCACTCATCGAAGCGCATGAGATACTGTCAGATGAGATAGCGCGCGGAGAACTCGTCACCGTGTGCACGGATTCCACGTACGCGCTCCGGTGTGTTGGAGAGTATGGGGACAAATGCGCCGCGAGCGGTTGGGTGAAAGACATACCCAACAAAGACATGGTGCGACGCGCGCACGCGATGTACAAGGCGACGCCAAACGTCGAGGTGCACAAAGTTCGCGCACACACCGGGGGGAAGGATGCACACAGCGTCGGGAATGACCACGCGGACAGACTGGCGAACGAGGCGATCGGGGCTGGTAACAAAAAACCACGCGTGCACCTGGACGTGCCGTACTCCGAAAAGGAATATGCGAAAGAGCACGGCGCCAAGTGGGATTCAAAAAAGAAAAAGTGGTGGATCGACGCGATGATTCCGCCGTTAGAGCGATTCATCATACACTGACTCTGGTAGTCAATTGAACTGAAGGAGTCTTAGGTCGCGTGACCTTCTCTTTCCATCGATGCAAGATCGCACTCACGGACTGTTCGGGTGATAAGTCGACGTCTTTGATGACGGGAGATAAACCATTCGTCACCTCAGGTTTCGCTCGAGGGTCTCCGTTGAATTTCTTTTGAAACGCGATGATGCTCGTGCACGGAAGGTCTGGAGACTCATCTAACAGTCGGTCGTAATGTTCTCTGAATGTACGGACCAAATCAGCGACACTTTTCTGTTGTCGATGTTCTGGGTCCAATGTCAATTCCATGTCTATGGCGCGGTAGAGTTTAGAATATGCAATAGATGCGATCGAATGCTTTTCAACGAGCGAGGCACTTTGTGAGAATTTACCGACACTCGTGAGTATGCCTCCGATGACGTTGAGCGTTGCAAACGCGATTTGAAACCATCGAACATTGTCGGGAACTTCTCCATCGCCCGTAGGATTCATGAACGCGAACCCACCGACACCCGTCACGGATGCGATGACTATGCTCGGGTACGACAGCCAATCGGATATGTATTTGTTATGCATTCTTGCGTGGTTGTGTAACCATCGATACCCCGAAGCTTTCTCTTTCCATTCTTTGAGCAGCGCCTCGCTTTTTTTGTCCCACTCTTCAGCCGTGGTGGTAGAGGTGACCATGACATATGTTCATATTTTTTTGAAATATTCATATTTAAAAATTCTGGATACCTTTGCGTATTCGCCCACGCTAGTTTGAGCATGCAGACTCAATTTTACTAGAGACTTTTGTACATCCAATACGATGTGCTTCTACGTCATTTAATACCTCGCTCGACAAATCGGTCCAACCTGGGTCATCCTTGTAGTAAAAGCACGTGTTCGGCGATCCATGGGACGCCGTGCGGTACCCATAAATCTTATGACCCGCAGCACGAGTCGCGTTGAAGCAATCGCCTTCCTCGATCGGAGCACCACCGACAGGACCTTCTGGGCGCACGCCTTTATTGACCCAACCCTTCGCCGTAGTCACACCCGAAGGCAACGATCGACTGTTGAACGTCGTATTCGTCGGCGTCCAGCTGTACACCATGCGCGTATCCGTGATATTGATCTCTTTCACCACATTCTTCGATGCATCCAAGATTTGCAGTTTTTTACCAACGATCCGATCTTGGCAACAGTCTCTTCGGTTCACCAAAATGACCTCGCCGATCTTCTTCGTCGAACCGAGATCGATGGTGATGTGATCTTCACCCGTGGTGTCAAGATTGTGTGCGAAATCGTCGAGTGCGCCATTCGTCAGGTTCGCGTACGGACCCGCTGGGTGTGCGTCGGTACCACCCGTAACCGTCGCACCCTTCGATATCAACGCACCGTTCTCGTCAAACACCCCCATCTCCGAGACATTAATGACATCACCTCCGACTCGGTGAATGCGAACGTATTGACCACTCACGTGTGTGTCTTCTTCTGATGATGCGGGTGCGGGTGCGGGCGCGGGTGCGGGTGCGGGTCCCGGTCCCGATCCCGATCCACTCATGGCGTACGCACCAATGGATGATGTCAAGCATAGGAAAAAACAAAGCATGGCAATAGCCAACAATGCACCTTTACTCGCCATGTGATAATATACATATATCTGATATTAAAATTCTTCAGCTTCGGGCTTACATTTCGCAGCACTTATAATCGTATCTAAATTTACCATTCCCATCTCGATTTAGTTTAAACTGTGTGATAACCTGATTGTCATCACATTTTACATCGTGACGATCAAGAAAAATATTTTTATCACTTTCTTCATTCCACCCAGTATTTAGGTCCGTACAACTACCAGTCACTTTTTTTGAGTTACACGTGTAATCATATCGAATCGTATGCTCAGTAGGTCTCACCAATTTAAATTTTGCAATTGGATTGTCTCCACAATCTACATTATGTCTGTCTAAAAATATGGTGTTTCCTCCACCCCAATCGTTAGCGCCCGAATTCTTCTCAATATTGGCTGGACTATCTATGCCATCGAGACATTTATAGCTGTAACTAATTTGAGTCTCGCTTGGTCTACCAAGTTTAAATTGGTTCAACCCATCATCATCACAATCCACTAAGTGACGGTCCAAAAAGATTGCGTCGTTTCCTCCACCCATTTCATTCGCTTCGGTTTTTGCGTCACGAAGTTTGTAAGAGCCCGACCCCGAGCTCGGAGACGGCGCGGGTGCGGGTCCCGAGCCCGATCCACTCATGGCGTACGCACCAACGGATGATGTCAAGCATAGGAAAAAACACAGCATGACGACCATCAGTAATGCACCTTTACTCGCCATGTGATAATATACATATATCTGATATTAAAATTCTTCATCAAATCCTAAGGTCGTGTCCACGGTCTCGGACACCTTTGCATATTCGCCCACACGCTTCTCGAAAAAATTGGTCTTGCCCTCGAGCGAGATCGCCTCCATCCAATCGAATGGATTCTTTGTGTTCCACATGGTCGCATACCCGATCTGTTTCAGGAGTCTGTCGGACACGTATTCGATGTACTGACTCATCTTGTCCGCGGACATGCCGATGAGCGAGCACGGCAGGGCGTCGAGGATGAAACTCTTCTCAATCTCCACGGCTTCGCGTAGGATGCTGTGCACGGTCTCCACCGATGGTTTCTTGCGCAACATCCTAAACAACTCAACCGCGAACTCAAGGTGCAACCCCTCGTCGCGGGAAATCAATTCGTTACTGAACGACAGTCCGGGCATGAGTCCGCGCTTCTTCAACCAGAAGATGCTACAGAACGACCCACTAAAGAATATACCCTCCACGCACGCGAACGCGAACAGGCGTTCGGCGAACGGTCGATCCCGCGAGAACCATCGCATCGCCCATTCGGCTTTTTGTTTGATGCTCGGAATGGAATTCACCGCGGTGAACAATTGGTTCTTCTCCACGGGGTCTGTGATCAAGCGATCGATCAATCGAGAATACGTCTCACCGTGCACGTGTTCGTTAAAGCCCTGAAAGGCGTAGAACGCTCGAGCCTCGGTGTATTGCACTTCATCCGCGAAATTCGTGTTCAAGTTTTCGAACACGATGCCATCGGACCCGGCGAAGAACGCGAGCACCCACTTGATGAAATGTCGCTCGTTTTCGGTGAGTTTGTCCCAGTCGTCCTTGTCCGCGGACAGATCGATCTCTTCCGCCGACCAATTCGAATGTTGTGCGCGCTTGTACAGATCCCA